CTACCTCTCACCCTAGAGCTAACACGGGATCAAGATTTTGTCCTTGCGGGTACATCCGCCACCGTAGCCGCTTTACCCGCTAGCCCTTTAGATGGCACCATGCGCACTGTCACCGCTGATGGATTGCGGTATGAGGCGGATAATGGATTGTGGACTGCTACGCTGAAACCTTTTAGCACTTACTTGGCAAGCACCGCTGATGCCAATGGCGGGCGGGTGGGTTGCGATCGTCCCCTCAATCAGCTATCCAGTGCCGTCATCATTGAGCCACTGCCCTACACCCCCGATGGCTCCCTACAGGCTTCCCCGGTACGCATTGACCTGAGTAATGGCCTCACTGCCACGGGGGGCGCAATTCTACCCCAAGGCACTGCCCTAGCCTTTCAGTTATTCGTGGCAGGTCAGGACGTAACCACCCGATTCTCTGGCAAGGTCTATGTCACGCTTTTAGGCTATGTTGACCGCGCCACAGGGATTCTCGACACCACCCCCTCAGGCACCGGCGCGGCATTGCCCTACACCTATCTCAGTAGTGGCACCGGGCGGCTAGTTGGCTCCAATATTCTGTTACCCCGTGACCTTGCCCGTGGCTTTGCCGCCGCTTACCGCGTAGCCATTAAAGTCAGTGCCGAAGAACTCAATGCCACCGGGGAACCCTTTGCCGATGGCAGTGCCGTGGAAATTCTGGTCACTCCCATTCCCCCTAGGGGCTTCTATGATTCGTCCTACAACATCACTGGCAATCTGGTCTACCAGGATCCGGGGCTGGAGTATCTGCGGATCCTACCCACGGTTTCCGGGGTAGAGCGACAGGGCGGGGTCTGCACGATCGCGGGCTACACCAGCCCTTTAGTCGATACCCAATCCCTGAGTGGGCTAACCGCTGACCTAGCCCTACAGAAAATCGCCATGGATGCCACCTTGGGGGCGCAAGTAACCCTACGCTCCCCCGGTGCCACTCTACTGCCCACAGAAGCCCTACGCGCCCTAGTCAGCACCACCCCTGGCTCCTACACCGCTAGTCCCTGGCAAACTCCCATCGCTATCACCCCAGGGCAAAACCTCACCATCACCGTCACCCACCCCACCACCATCCGCAGTAATTACCCCGACCGGATAGCGGGGACGGTAGCCGCTTTCACGGTGCCACGGATACGGGTGTTTGTGCGGCTGTCGGGCATCATCTATGAACTACCCACCCCCCTCACCGTGGCACCCGGTAGCACCCAAACCGCCACCACCATTAGCAGTTTATCTGGGTGGACTAGCGGGGCAACTCTACCCAATAGCAGCGCTAGCCCTGGATTTGGACTGTATGGCTACGGCGCGATCGTGCCTAGCGGTGGGGGTAGCGGCTCCAGTCTAGGGGCGGGGAGCTATGAAGTGGCCATTGCGTGGCACTACCCCAGTCCCAACACCCGTGCCACTATCATCAGCCATGATCCCAATGATGGCTGTATTCCTGAGGCGGAAGGGACGTTCTCGGATTTATTTGCTGATAAAGGCAGATTATATGTTTCGAGTGCTGACACGACGATTAACTATTTAGAGAATAAATTAATTGCTGGTACAGGGGTTGTTTTAACTAAACTAAACCCCGGCGCAAATGAGCAAATACAAATTGCTGCGCCAAACCCTATCACCGTGCAGGATGAAGGCATAAGCGTAGTTCAGCGCAATATCCTAAATTTTGTAGGCTCTCCTGTTACTGTTACGGACAACGCTAGTAAAACTCAAGTCTCTATCACTGCATATGCCACCTTCACAGGGGATCCCACGGGATTCACCCCCACGGTAGCCAACCAGCTTCATGTGAAAACAGACAATAGCCCGAACCTGCTTTACCGCAGCACTGGCACCACATCGGGCGCATTAACCGCGATCGGCGCGGCGGGAGGTGTAACCAGTGTTTTCGGTCGCACGGGTGTGGTTACCGCCGCCAATGGGGACTATAACGCTAGTCAAGTCACCGTAACGCCTTACGGTAACATCGCGGCTACCACCGTCCAGGCTGCAATCCAAGAGCTAGATGACGAAAAGCAACCGGATATCCAATGGCAGGATGAAGGCGTAAACCAGGGTACCGCTGGCCAAGTCACCACATTCAACATCACGGGTGCTGGAGCCACCTTAAGCGTTTCCAGTGGTACCGCCACCCTCAATATTCCCGGTGGCAGTGGTATCCAAGGCCAGGACGAAGGCATAGCCCAAGGCACTATCACGACCCTGAATGTGACGGGCGCGGGGGCTAGCCTTGCGGTAACTGCTGGGGTTGGCACCCTCAATATTCCCGGTGGGGCGGGCGGGGTAACTTTTACTTTGCAAGAACAAGCTTCAGCCCCTATTACTGGAGTCAACGAAGCCACCCTCTGGCTCAACACCAGTCAAATTCTGCGATACCGGGAAGAATCCAGCGGCACCGATAACCAGATTGCTGTCTTAGGCCGCAGCCAGACCTACACCGCCGCCCAAGGCACCGCCCAAGTCGCCCTAACCGACGGAGCCACTATTAGCGTTGACGCGGCTCTATCCAATAGCTTTACAGTGACCTTAGGCGGTAACCGCACCCTCGCCAATCCCACCAATACGGTAGCCGGATTCACCTACGTCTTCAGGATTGTCCAGGATGCCACAGGCGGGCGTACTTTGGCCTACGGCACCAACTATAAATTCCCCGGTGGCACCGTCCCCACCCTCTCCACTGCGGCTAATGCGGTAGATATTTTGACCTGCTATTGCGCTGCTGGCGGGGGGAATCTAAACTGCACTCTAACCAAGGACTTTAAGTAATGTTTACGTTTCCTGTGGGCTTTTTTGGTGGGACGGGAGATCCCTATTGGAGTAATGTAGTCCTATACCTTCCCCTAACGGGAACCAATGGTCAGACCACCTTCACTGACGTTTCTCAGTATGGCCACGCTGTTACCCGGAATGGTGATACTGTTATTTCTACGGCTCAGGCACCTGCTTTAACGGGAGTAAATAGCAGTCTTTATTTAGACGGCTCTGGAGATTATTTGTCAATAGCCAATAATACAGCATTTCAACTGGGAACCGGGGACTTTACCGTGCGGTTTTTTTGGAGAGGGTCAGCAGTAGGCTCGTACACGATGATCGTCGGTACCATATTAAGTAATTTTAACCAGGCGAATACTTGGCGAATTGGTAACAGGTTTAACAGCCTGAATTCTACCTATTTTGCTAGAACAACCGGATCCGGAGTTCAAGAGCCAGTCTATAGCACGAACATTAATGATGGTAATTGGCATTATGTTTTAGTCAGGAGGGTATCAGGGATGATTTCCTACTTTGTCGATGGAAATCAGTTAACGCCCTCCAGCGGATCCGAAAGCATCCCAGGAGATCTGACAACAAGCAACGAACTAAGAGTTGGCTACAACCAGCTAGATTCCGCATACGTTCAGGGGTATTTGTCACATTTACAGATTTACAAAGGGGTCGGTATAGCAGGTACTTCAGTCCCCACCGTTCCATACCCCATTGGTTAGCCCTTATGTATATTTACTCTCTTCCCAATAATCAAGGCTGGCTAGCTGGAGGCTATCGCTTCTATGTAGCCGATGATGGCACTATCACCTATGGTAGACCGGGGGATGTCCCCCAACCCCTTCCCGCTGGCACTGTGCCCTACTACCCCATCAGTGAGTCTGGCACCATTGCTATTACATCCCCCTACCGCTATCATGTGGCCTGTGTTGGCGGGAACCTCATCCTTACCCTTCCTCTGGCTTCCGCCGCACCCTACCAAATTCTGCACTTCAAGCGCATTGACACCACCGCTAACACGGTCACCATTCAGCGCTCAGGCTCCGACTTAATCGACGGGGAGACAATCCAAACCCTAGGGCAATGGGAATCCATCTCCCTGCATTCCGATTCTGTTTCTAACTGGTATATCAGCTAATGGCCTACCTCAATCGCATCCCTGACCTAGAACTGGCAAAAGCCATCAACGCCCAAAGCTACCAGGGCAAGGAAATCAAGCGCTTCTCAATCATTGGCAGGCGACTAAGCTTTACGGGCACTACCGCCTATGAGGATTTGGCAGATTGGCTCACAACCCCTAGCTTCCCCCTAGTAGCGGGAACTGAGACCTGGGAAGTGGTTAGCGCTAACGCCAATGACACCGCAGCGGGAACTGGGGCTAGGTCTGTGCAGATTCACTACCTAGACAGCGCATGGCTCCCCCAGACTGCCAACGTGACCCTCAATGGACTCACCCCCGTTGCTGTGCCCGCTATGGCCAATTGCAAAGCCGTGCAATGGATGCACAGCCTAACCGTGGGCATCGGCGGGGTCACGGCGGGCAATATCATACTCAGGACGGTTTCTGGAGCCGTCACCCATGAGCGCATCCAAGCGGGGGGTAACCAGTCCCTTAGTTGCCGCTACACCGTCCCTGAGGGCTACTTTGCCTTCGTGACCCATTGGAATACTGGGATGGGCACCAGCCATAATGCTCAGGTGGTGCTGAGGGCTACGGTCACCCGCTACAATGGTACTTTGACCCCAGGAGTGTTCCTATCCCAAGATGCTGTATTTTTAAACGCTAACAACGCAACAGAAGTAGGTAGTACTTTTACTTACCCCGCCCAATCCCAGATTAAGATTAGTACCATTACAGCTAACGTTGGGGCGGATATTATCGGCTCTATGCACATAGAACTATTCAAGCTATAACATGGCACAGATTACCCAGGGCACCGTTGCTAATCTAGGACTTGCGGGGCAATGGCTCTGGGTGAGCGTGGGCAACCGCACCCTCAGGGCACTGGCCACCACCAATATTTCTAGCCGTCGCGTCACGGTGATGATTGACGATCGCGGCAAAGTTACCATCAGCGACCCCAACGCCGCCCGCCCCGTCCTTCCCCCTCGCACTGAACGATTCCATCAGGGACAGCGCAAGAAAGTAGAGGAAAAAACTGTATTACGATTGGCTGGGATTATCGGGGATGTGACAATAGATACGGGATTCCCCCCTTCTCCTGCGGGCAATTTTGACGGGGCATTCCCTGGGTATAACAGGCAGATAGATTACTGGCTTTACACAGGATCCGACACATTGATCCCTGTCCCGGTAACACGCACTTGGACGAAAATCGGGGAAGGGACTGGCGTTGGACAGCAAGGCGCAACCCTCTCCGACTTTGGTGTTCAGATAGGGGCTTATAGTGAGAATGGGCTAGGGATAAATCCTTCTGTTACGGTTATGAGATGGGAACAATCCCCACCCTTCAACCTGAATATATGGACTCTTGAGGGTACCCAGGTAAGAAGAGGGGAAGAGTCTACAACCGTTGTTGTCAACGATGAGGTTCCATTCCAACTCTGGATCCGCGATACCCAAGCAGTAGCCATGGCTTTAGCGGGCAAAAATATCTATCTCTACAACGCGATTGCCGGGAATGCCATCAATGACCGCCATGGGATTTTCTACTACAAAATCCCCTATAAAAGCACCTCGTTGCCCACCCATCAGCGGTTTGGTTCTTACCCCGGTTTTGTGGGTGCTAATGACGACTGGATGAGGGAGTGGCCAGATATTGCCACGGCGGATCCAGTGCCAGAAGCCAACCGTAGTAATCAGTGTTTTTATCAGCGGTATGGAAGCACTGACGAGAACTTTTATAAAGGAAAATACTACGAAACAGGAATCACCACGGATCCTCATGTCGCCGGTAACTACCCCATCCAAATTCACAAAGTTTTGGAAAACAGTCCTACTGTTTGTAGTATCCAGTACCCTTCAGTAGAGAAAATCTATAAATACACCCCGCCCAATATGACGGTACTAAGAAGCTATGGCACTCCTACTTACGACCCATTTTGGGAGTATTGCTTTGCCACTGAAGCCTAATCCAAATCTGTCACCCCCTGGGTCGTCAAGTCCGGGTCAGGGCTAGCCCATGGATTGACCACAATATTCGGGAACACAAAGCGGTAGGGGAAGGGCGGTTTGAATCCATGGGCTAGCAGGTACGCATCCAAAGCTTGGCGCAACCCATAGCTTAGGCGCTGGCGCACATGGCCAACGTGCTGAATGAATGCCATGGCAGGTTGCATACTCAGTTCTTGCCCGCCCTGGTGCTGAATGCCCAAAAGGTAAAGGGGAACCCGCGATCGCAACGCAATCCGGTTGCGCCGCCAATCCGCTGACAGAATCAACTCACTCAGTCCCCCTTCCCCGCTAGGTACTTCTACTCCCTGCCCATGGTCAAGGTAGTAATCCGTCACCACCCCAGAGCGCATCCGGTTTTCATGGTCATTGCGGTAGGCGGTCTTATAGAGGCTGTCGGAGCCAGCGGGCATGGTGTGGAGGCGGGGGCGGATGGCACTTTGGCGGGTGGCAGTGCGCAAATCCCCAGAGGCTTCCCGCAGGGCTTCCCCATCTTCCCGGCAACTGTAGAACAGAGACCGCCCATAGAGATGCCGCCCCCGCCATTTCCAGTGGATCAAATTCTCCAGGGGCAACTCATAGCGCTCGGTACTGCCATAGGGTAGCTGGAAAGCTTTGGCCACTTTGCCCGTGTACAGGTCTGGCTCTAGGAACACCTGCCAAGTGGGGCGCAAGGTGATGGCCAGTCGGTCTTGGTTATCGGTCTCATACAGGGCAAAGCAATCCCCCCAAGCCAGAAACCGGAAGATGACGCTTCCCAATAAATCCACGTCTAACCCATCCAAGGCATGGCGGCAAGTTTTGATGAGGCGGTCATGGGTGCGGGGGCTTCCCGTGGCGATCGCGCTATCCAGTTCCACCCCAAAGCCAATCTCATCCCCCGCGCTGGAGCCTAGGGCGTATTCCTCCGTAATCTCTAGCGCCGTGGCCACCTCAGGCAAATCCACGATTTCCGCTAGCTCCTGAGCAAGGCAAGGGCTACGGGTGGCATATTCCGACTCAGAGGCTTCTGTGGCCGCAATGTAGCGATTAGAGCGGGCACCGAAGCTAGGGCTGTAGGGTAGGGCGGTGGATGTGGTCATGGCAAAGGGTAGGGGAATAATCCCCCATCCTAGCCCAAAAAAAAGGATGCCCCTTGACGTGGCACCCTCCCTTCTTGGGTGATCTGCATATTCTCTTACCCTATCCTACCCCAACCCGCCGCCGATAGCGCTGCACAGGCAATAGCACCGATTGAAAATATTGGTGCAACGGCTCTAGGGTTAGGTCTTGATTTTTGGTGGCATCCGGGTCAGTGCGGGCTAGGCGCTGGAGCAATAACCCCGCCGCAATCTTTAGGGCGATGGTGTCAGGGGTTTCCTGAGTAAAGTCATAGCCCGCCGTGTAGGTCACCTCTAGGACTGACATATCCAAAGACATCCCCAGGTCTAGCCGCCCATCTACGGTCAACTCGTAGGCGCTAAGCTCTAGGGTTTGCCACTCCAGCAACGCCCCCCGCCCAAAGCCTTGGTTTATCCGCCCCTTGTAGCGAATGACCGGGGCTGGGTCTGCGAGTTCCACCGGGAAATTACTGAGCCACAGATGGCGGTAGTTTAGGTGACCCCTAGCGCCGTAATGGTAGGGCTGGTCATAGCAACGATCGCTCATGCGCCCAAAGTCCCGATACTCCGTAAAGCTACGGCGCTCCAGCATCCGGTCTGTCCCCCATGCACTTTGCAGGAAGTTTTCAGCCCGTGCCATCAGCCCTAGCAGGGCATCCCCAGACTGGCACACATCGGGAAAGTACAAATCTTTATCAGCAGCGGTCAGGATGGCCATGGTGCGTCCTCATAGGGGCAACTGTAGCGTAACACCCCCGCGCTGTCCCTAGACTTCTCCACAAGGGACAATTGGCGCATGGCTACAGAAACCTGTTGCGGGGTATAGGTGGGCGCGGTTGCCCCAAACACCGAAAGGTCATCTACCACCAACTCTGCAATCTCAGCAGCACTGCGGGGCACCTCATCTAACACCCCCAGGATGAGGGTTGGGAGGCTATGCAGGTTCAGCATTTCGCGGCGGATTAGGTCGCGGGCTTTAGGGGTGTAATAGCGACCCCACTCATCAGTTGTACTCATCAGGGGATCCCCCCAAACTCTAGGGCTATTCTATCCCACGGGAGGCACAGCCGGATCAGGGCTAGGATGGGGCAAAGTTTCTGGGATTTAGGTATGGCTCCTGGCCTCAGGATGCAAATCAAGACCACGATTGAACTCCCTGCCATGCAAAGGCGGATCCAAAAAGCCTACCGATATGCCATGGATGATGCCGCGCTGGAATTGGCAGATTATCTGCAACGCCATAGCCCTAGGGGTGTTTCCCCTGTGGGCGAGTCTTTGGCAGGTAACTGGGAAGTCCAGGCTAGCCGGAAGGTTCGTGGCCAGCTTTACGCTCAGGCATTTATCCGCAACTACGCGGAAGCTAGCTTGCCCCGTATTTTAGGTCGCGCCCCTGGCAAATTCCCTCCGTTTGCCAAGGGTACACCTTTAGCAAGATGGGCGGAAAGCAAAGGGATCCCGCCTTTTGTCGTGGCCAAGTCTATCGCCAAAAAAGGGACTAAAAGATGGCGTACCAAGCGCAATATTCTAGAGGTAGACCCCGTTAACCCAAATTTCCAGAGAAGCCCATTGATGGCTCGTATTTTTGTCCCCGCACTCAAAAAAAGCTTAGATAAAGTGAGGCTGTAAAATGGATTTCGTAATAGGAATATCGGCGCAAGCTACCCCTAGTGTAGAGAAAAACTTATCTAAATTAAAAGGTAGTATCAAGTCTGTTGCGGAATATCTTGGCATTTCCACGGATGAGGCCAAACTTCTATTCAAAGAATTAGGAAAAACTCCAAAGGAAGTCGCTTCTGCTATCAAAAAAATGGGCGGGATTCCGTCTGTTTTAACCAATGCAGAAAGCGCCGCTACTGCCCTTGCGGATGCAATGCAGGTATCGCAAGGTCAGGCTAAACAATTAGTGGATATTTTAGCCAAGGCTAGTGTTAAGAATTTTGACGCTGAAGGAGTGATCGACCTGGCAAAAGCCATGGGCATCACAACTAATGAAGCTCAAGAGATGGCTAATCGGATTGGTGCGACAGCAAGTGAGGTTGCATCCGCCGCAAAATGGATGCAGTCCCTAGATACATCTACTGTTGACGCTGCTCATGCCGTTGCGTTTTTGCGGCAAAAAACAGGGATGACTGTAGACCAGATCCAAAAGCTTACTGAGGCTGTAGACCGATGGCGGGTAGCACAGAAGCGGGCGGCGGATAATTCTCCTAAAATCTTTGAGGAAGTCGCAAAATCCGTCGCCGCCACATCCGAAGAAATACAGGAACTTGCATTACAAACAGGGTTAACTGCTACAGAAATTAAAAAGCTAGCCCCTATTATTGAGCAGTTGGCCAAGGAAGGGGCTAGCTTTAGCATCCTAGAAAATCTGGAAGAATCTCAGTCTGCTTTTAGGAAGACAACCCCCCTAGTAAAAGAATTGGCAGGCTGGATTTCCGAAGCCGATGCCGAATACAAGAATATGATTGAAGGGGAGCTATCCAGGGTTAAACAAGCCCATGAGGAAGCCTTTGCTGTTGCTCCTGAAATCCAGGCTAGCACCGAGTCCCTTCAGCAGTTGGAAATAGCTTTACGGAACTACCAGCAACGACTAGAAGACACTCAAAAACTAGAGGCGGAAAAACTGGATTTTGCCCGACGCGCTAAAGAGAACACCTATGATCAGCGTATTGCTGCGGCAGGCGCGATCGGCGGGCGGATGCAGGATGTGGAACAACTGTCATCCCGTACTGGGTTAACTGCATCGGAAATCGAAAAAGCCGCAAATGCAATCTCGACACTAAAAGAGCAGGGGCGGCAGGCTTCCGAAATTTTTGATACCCTTACCCAAGAAATGGGATTAACGGAGTATCAGTACAAAGATTTGGCCGATACTATTGATTACGTTGCCGACAGGAATGCTCGCTACGGGGAAGAGGCTAGAAAAATTGCGGAACAAGAAGAAAAAATTGCCAGAGAGCGGGTTGAAGCAGTAGAGAAAGCGGCTAAGGCTGAAGCGGAACAGGCCAAGAAAATACAGGAACAGCAAGAAGAACTACTGGCAACCCGTCATGATGCCGCAGAAGAATTGTACACATTCGTGGAAGAGATGGGCGCGAATGTTGTTGAAGGGCTAACATCATTTTTAGCAGATGCTATTGACGAGTTCACTAAGTTTGATGAGGTGATGACTCAGATCAAGCTGGTGTCTGGGGAAGGAAAAGAGGCTCTAGCAGTATTAGGGGACGAAATTATTAGCTTGGGTCAAAGCACTATCTTTACCCAGGAAGAAATTGCAGATGCCGCATTGAACCTGTCTCGCACGGGGTTTACAGGTCAAGAGCAGGTATCCGCCCTCAAAGGGATTGCTTTGGCTGCGCAAGCCACGGGATCCGACCTTTCCGACACCGCAACAATTATTGCTGAAGCCATTCGAGGGTTCGGGTTGCGGGCAACCGACGCGGTTAAAGTGGCGGATGCTTTAGCCCAAGCCGCCAATAAAACAAACGTATCCATTGAGTCCCTAGGGGAAAGTTTTACCTATGTGGCATCCCAGGCCGCAGGGACAGGGCAGTCTTTAGAAGACACCACTACGCTAATCGGAGTCCTTGGGGATGCAGGTCAAGTAGGTTCAATAGCTGGGACGGGACTAGCTCAAGTCTACACACGACTTAAGGTTGCCAGTGCGGGTGCCCAGACCGAATTGGATGGGCTGGTGCGAGGCTCTATTAAGCAAACCCAAGCTTTTGAGCAATTGTCAGCCACTATCCGCAGCGCTGATGGCTCCATGGTGGGACTGTTGGACGCATTACCTGAGATTCGTGCCCAACTCATGGGGTTGTCTGAGGCTGATAAGGATGTGGTTTTACAGGCTTTGTTTGGAGTCCAGGGTGCAAACGCTTTCCTCGCTATCCTCAACACTTCTCAGGCTCGGATTGATGATTTGCGCAAGTCAATCCAATTCTCGGAAGGAACCACAGCCGAATCTAGCCGGGTGTTAGATCAGTCATTCTTTATCTCTGTAGAACAGTTGGCGGGTCAGATTGACGCAATCATGACAGGGTTGGGAGGTGTCTTTGGGGAGACACTCAAACCGATCGTAGATGGCATTATTTCTCTATTAAACGCATTCCTTGATCTGCCCACGGGGGTACAAGCCGCAATCCTCTCTCTAGGGGCTTTTACTGGAATTATTGGAGGGCTAGGGCTATCCCTTGCTGCGCTACGCCTTGCCATGGGGCCTGTGCTTGTGGCTCAAATACAGATGGCTAAAGAAGCTTTTGCGGTAGCCATTGGACTTCGGGCACAAGCAGCGGCTAGTGCTGATGCCGCCAAAGCAGCGGCAATGTTGCGTGGCTCCATGGCCATGGTTGCAAAGTCCACGGTTCTGATTACCGCTGCCTTAGCTGCATTCGCAGGGTTGTCATCAGTTTACTCTGATACCTATGAGTCAGCAAAAAACATTGCAGAAGAAACCGAAAAAATTGCGGGGAGCATTCGGGATCTAGAAGAAGCCATTCGTGCCGCCCGTGCCGCTGCCGGGAAAGATACTACATCCTATGAGGCGCGGGCAAAAGCCAATATTGAAGCCATGCAGGAAGAATTGTCCTGGTGGAGCAAGATGGTAGAAGGGCCAGCTAAGTTCTTTCAGCAAAATCTGAACTTGGGTCGGCGGATGTCTCAAATGGCTCAGGACTCTAGGGGGGAAGAAGCCCTACGGAACTGGGTAGAGTCCATGGATATTAACCAAGGGCTAAAAGGAGCCGCCACTAAAACCATTGATGGGCTGGATTGGTTTAACGACAATGTAACCCGGCGGGTTGCTTTTGCCCCGGATGTTTCCAATGAGTCCGAACAAGCCCTTCAGGATTGGCTGGAGTCTCAAGATATTGGCGCTGGGCCACAGGCAGGGCGGGCGCGGGCGGTAGTGGATTCTTTTGAAGAGTTTCAAGGCACGGTTGCGGATGCCATTGATAGCTCTAGTAAATACCTTGCGGAAGCCACGCCTAAAACAAAATCTGAGCTAGAAGGGTTTATCGGCATTATCGAAACAGCCCTAACCCAAGCGCGTAGCAATCGATTGCAATTACTAGACCCGCAATCCTTAAGAGAAAATGATAAGGCGATCGCGGATCTAGAAGCCCAAGGCAACGCCCTTCGGGATGCTTTGGCATACCTGGAATCCGTAGATATCCGCCCTGATGTAAAACTTGGCAAAACCCTAGAAGAAACTTTGTCTGGGATTGACGAGGAAGCTATCGCCCGAAAAACCGAAGCCCTTGCTAAGTTTTCCGGTGGGTTGCGGGAATTTGAATCTCAAGTCAATGCCATTGACGAAAAGGCGATTCAAGAAAAAATTGCCAATCTTGAGCAATACCTAGAAGACCTTGCAGGTATCCCCATCGCTGGGGATCCGTCTGCCCGTGAAAAAACCATACAGGAAACGCGGGATCAGATTCAGGCTCTTAATCAAGAATTACTGGGAATAAATACAGAAGAGATTGAAGGGCAATTACAGGAAGTTGAGCGCATTTTCAACCAGTCAAAATTGGATGCCCTGACATTCGGGGGAGACATAGATGCAAGCGTGGCTCAAGCCGAGAAAGAAGCCGTAGATGCCCGGATAAAGATTTACAGCAATGGCATGAGAAAACTCAAGGCCATGGGTGTACAGGCCACGGCTGAAGCAGAACAAGCGAGACTAGAATCCATCCAAAACTATGAAGATGCCATCTTGTCTATCCGTATAGAAAAGGCAGAAAAAGCGGCGGAAGCACTTAAAGAGATTGCGGAACTAGAAGCTCAACGTAAAGAAGAAGCTGAAGACTCACGCACTCAGCTAGAAGAAGACCTCGCAGAGCAAGAGCGAAAACTTCAGCGAGACCTGCAAAATAACGAAGAGGAATTTTACGACAAACAGGCTCAGGAAAGACTGGATTTTGAGGGCGAGGTCATCGATCGCCGTCGCAAATTTGAGGGGGAGGTCATTGACCGCCGCCGCAAGTTTGAAAAGGATAATTGCGACACCATCGCAAAGTTCAATAAACAGCAGGCGGATGACAAGGCCAAGTTTGAACTAGACCTGCAAAAGCGTATCGCTGATATGCGCAAGTCTGAAGATGAGCGGATTATTGACCAGCAAAATGAGCGGGATGCAGCGCTCAGGATGGCCAAGACTCCCCAGGAACGGGCTGATTTGCAAAAGCAGTTTGCGGAGGAAGACAAAAAGCGGGCTGAAGAATTAAAAGTTCAGCAAGAGGTTTCTAGGCTCAACGAAGCCCGCCGACCACAGCTTTTGGCAGAGGCAGAGCGCAAAGGGCTTTATGACACCCAAACCGCTACAGAGGCACGTCGGACAGAAGAAGAATTGGCCGCGTTCCGGGATCAGCAGGCGGAAGACCGACGGCAAAAGCAAGAGGAATTGGATGCTTCCCGTCAAGAATTTGAGGATGGCATCCTTGAAGACCGCGCTCAACTGGAATCGGATATTTCCACAGACAGATCCCAGTTCCTCAGTGACCAACAAAAGGCAGAACTAGACTTTCTGGCTAGCCAGCGCCAATTACAGGCGGATTTCCAAACGGAGTCCCAAAACCGTTGGGCTGAGTTTTGGGCTGAGCAACGCAAACTAGACCGGGAAAATGCCGAAGCGATCGCCAAAATCCGAGAGCGGGAAGGCATCTTGACCCGCGTTCAACAGTTACAATCACAGCAACAGGGGCTACAGTCGGAAGTCCAGCAAAAGCGCGATTTCCTCGCCATGGCAGCGGCTAACCCTGAGTATAATTTCCAGACCGCTGGCATCTCAGAGGAAATCAAAGCCCTGGAGTCCAGTATTGCCGCGCTATCTCAATCTATTGCCGCAGAACAGCAATCCGCTAATGCCATCACTGCTGAGTTAAACCGCCCTGACCCAGAACCCCCCGCCCCTGTAAGTCGTGATGCCATCCCCATGACCGCACGAGAGGCGGAACTACAGGCACAGGAAGACGCGAAATATGCAGGGCTTCAGGAGCGCTTAGCAGCGGAATCCAGTGCCCAAGAAACCCAACGCCAAGCCGATGCCACCCACCGGGAAACCCAGCGCCAAGCTGACCTAGCTACGGCGCGGGAAATCGCTGACCTATTCACTAAAGCGGGCAATATCATAGACCTAGGCAACCTACCCGCCCGTCGGGATGGGGGGCCAGTGTCAGCGGGAACCACTTATTTGGTTGGGGAAACGGGGCCAGAACTGTTTACCCCTGGTATCAGCGGGGGCATCCTCCCAGCGGATCAGACCGCAGCGCTTATGAGCCAATTCCTAGGCAACCGCCCCAACATCTACGCCCCCACCCCCGCCACGGAAACCCTGCATGAACTCAAGGCTATCCGTAGCGTCTTAGGGAATCTGCGGCCAGGGGTAGGCAGTCAGCAAATCTCCATCCGCAACACCTACCAACCGGATGGGGGGCAAGTCAGCGCCATGGTGGAACGCAGTCAACTGGCTTTACTGAGATCGCTGTCTAGCACATTGGGGGGCTAAATGTTTCTGGTAGTGCCACGCAAAGCCCTCTAGGGTGATTTTGTAGGCTTGGGGCAGGGTCTTGTCCCTGGGGGCGTAAACGGGGGCGCAAATGGCAGGGAGAGTGGTTACCGGCACCATGACAGTCCAGGGCTGTCGGTTTTGGCGGTAGCACAGCACCGGAACCGCGTCTCCTGCATTGCACACACACTGTCGCCACCATGCCGCAATCTCTAGGGTTTCGCAGCGCTTGATCTCAATGGAGATCCCAGGGAACTCCACACAGTCAGCACCCCCTACTGCGGTTTGATTGAGGTTGCGCCCTGCTTCTATGCCTAGCAGGGCGCTGAGTTCTTGGATGAGTTCACGCTCACCCCTTGCGCCTTTATCGCGGGAAAACTTGCCCATAGCTGTGTTTTGCTCCTATGCTTGATGTAGTAAGTTTAACGCAAAAGCCATGAAGCTCAAAGAACAAGCCAAGAACCTAGCGATCTCCCTAGCGGTTGCCCTCACTCCTTTGCCCGCACAAGCCCAGCAATCCTACAACGGGATCCCAATATGGGTTGTGGATGGGGATATTCAATCCCCTGCTATGAAAGCACTTCGGACTAACTCCTGGCAACGGGACGATGCCACGGGATACGGCGTTGGGTTAATGTACGATCGCCGCTATTGGCGGGCGGGGTTTTCTGGAGCCTGGGAAAACAATAAGGGCTGGCGTAGCCGCATGATTTACCTGGATTGCAGCACCGGGCGCGGGTGGTTTGAGGGTATTGGCAATGACGGCACCCCACGGGAAGGGGCTTATAGTGCTGTAGGGGATGGGCGGAAAGTGTTTTGGCAGGAACGGTGTCGCAGTGCTGCTGTAGTGTTCCAATAAAAAAGCCCCTGGGGGAGGGGCTGGGGTGGATTCTAGAGGCTGTTTAGCGCGGCCTCTAGTTCGGGGTCTGGGGTGCGAGGCTCAGCCTCAATCATTGATAAGGCGGCTTGCCACAAGTGCCAAGACACCCCGGCGGGACTGTTTTCATCGTGATAGGTGACCGCCTCCATTAGGTGGAGGTTGGCGGCAAGAATAGCTTGCTGTTGAGTAGTCATTGCTTGATTCCGGTTGCGGGGCTTTCCCCTTTGCTATCTACTATATTAAGTCCTATCCCTAGGGAATATCAACACCCTAGGCAAAAATATTTTCAGTCAATAAAAAAGCCCCTAGGCGGGGCGATGAATGCTAGTCCAATGGTATTTCATAATCTGGGTCTGCGGCTGACCACTGCACAAATTCCCGCAGGTCTGGCAAGGGAGTGACGCGGTGCCCTCCAATGTTGGTATAGCAGATGGGGGTAGCGGTTTGGGTGCTGCACTGGGCTAGGGATTGCTGGAGTTGGGGTCTCAAAGCGGTGGGGACAAGGTAGGGGTCACCGATGGCCTTGTGGATTGCATCCACCCCCGTGCCATGGCCTAGGCAAACAATTCCTAGACTTTGGCGGATACTGGTGCTAACGTCTTTGCCCCCAATGTCTTGAGCCTGATGGCTTTGCCCCACAACCCAGACATGAACCTTGTCTTCTCGCCCGGTGAGGATAATTGCCTTGACCAAAGAAACAAGGTCTTTTCTAAGCCCTTCCTGGTCAGCTTTTTCCAGGGTCAAAAGCCACTCATCAATAATGAAGATGATTCGGGAATCGGTAGTGGGTTGCCCCGTGGCTTCACGGGCTTGGATGCGCTGACCCAAGATATTGACCAGGGCTTTGAGTTGGCTAACCAGGGGGGCGATAACGGGCTGGGTAGGATGAGAAATACGGGTAATGTTTGCGGGGGGTAGTGGCCACGCGGTACCTTTGGGGTCTGACACAAAGATAGCCACAAGCTCATTCCCCTCCACTAATCGCCGGATCATGGCTCTCAGGAATGTCGTTTTGCCACTACCACTCGGAGCCGCTAGCAGCAAATGACCGGGGAACTGGGGGTCGTTTTGGTAGGCTCCCGCAATAACTTCTGTGACATCCACGGGGGCGGTGGTAGTCAGGGAAACTTGGGCTAGGCTATTACCCCGGCCTGTGCTAACAGCGGTAACAGGGGTAGCAATGGTGGTAGCAGGGCTGACCATCACTGTGGTTTCCACGCTTTGGGTCATCTGCGGGGCGAAATTGATGTTGACTGTGGGATCCGGCGTGGGTACCCACGCTGTGAAGGGAAGCACTTGGGGCTGATGGGCGGGGGCGAGCATGGCTCTAGCTTTAGTGGACTGGCGCTCTGCTAACCCTAGCCCCCCCATAGCCGCCCCGGCTAGAGTCAGGATTCCTGCCACACCACCCCCAGTGAGGACAAACCCTAGAAAGCCCACCGCAGCGGCTCCAGCGAGGATAGGGGTGGGGTCTAGCTGTCTGGTGTCTTGCATTATTGTGGCTCCAAGTTGGTGAGGATTACGTTACCGGCGGCAAGGTGCCGGAAAAGCTTTAGGGTTTGCTCAATCAAAAACACGCAGGACAGGGTGATGGTCAAGTTGAGCCAGTGGACATCCTCAAAAGCAGGGCGGGTGAGGAATTGCCATGCTCCCACCTTAATGGGGGGATAGGCGGCAACGGTCACCACTAGGTCTAGAATAAATGCCCCGGCGCGGTAGTTGTAGAGGGTTTGGAGCCACGCGATGGGAAGGCTGTTGAAGGTATCGATAAGAGCCTTGATTAGCTCTGGATCCTCTTCCCGTTCCTCAATAAAGTTGGCTCCAGCGGCTTGGCGGTACTGCTCTACGGTGTGGCGGATGTTTTGCTGGTCGGTCTCAATCAGGCTAGGAAGCAACTCGGCAACCTGTACCATTGCCCAAAGCGCAACGGCTGGAACAAGGCAAAGCAGGTAGCCCACGGAATCCATCAGCCATCTCACCGGGGGGATCCGCAGTAAAAAAGCGGTGACCATTTCCTGGGGATCTGGGGCTATGTGAAGGATTAGTTTTAGGTAAGGCTGAATCCCAAGGTATGCCACGCCAAAGCACAAAAGTATGATCAGGAATTGGGCGAGTCGGATGGCGGTCAGGGAGTTAGATTGACGCTTCTTGGTTTTGTTGCGCTTCATTGGGGATAACGATGAATGAGGAATAGAAAGTCTGGGGGTCTTGATTCTGGTATTCAAGAGAGGGGTAGGTGGTAACGGGTTCTGTAGGCATTATCATTTTGCCTATACAGACACCTGTGGCAAAAAAGAGGACAGGGTTACCGGGTCTCTTTGATTTCGATGGCTTCATTGCTTTGGGATGGGGTAGGGTTTGCTACGGTGGCGGCGGATGGCTGGCCTAGGACTTGCACGGCGCGGGCGTTAACGATTGCTGTGTTAGGGGTTCTAGCCATGTCCACAATTTGCGGTTTCCCGGTGTCGGGGTTGGCCTTAATGACCCCGGTATTGCCATGGACATCGCAAACCTCAGTCCCTAGAGGGAGGGCGATGCCAGTGGTCACATCCACTACCGGGGTTTCCGCCACAAGGTTCACGGGGCTAGTGCCGGTGGCATCCATGACAACCAAGCACCCATTCTGGTAGCGCATTTCGGCTAGTTGCGCCCGTAAATCTGCTTGATCCTGGCTTTGCTGGAGTGCCCATTCGCTGCTAGCGATTTGAGCTTGATGGCTAGCTTGGCGGGTCATGTTGGGGGTGCCCATCAACACCCCTAGGGTGAAGATGCCGATGCCAGCGGCAATCATTCGGTTCTGATCAATCCACTCTTGTAGGTCTTCCATTGCTTGGGATCTCCAATACTTGCGGCGGGGACGGGGGGATGGAAAGAACGGCGGCGCGAAGGATAAGGAACGCCGCCACGGAGCCGAAAAGCAGTTTAACCATGGCTTTTGGCGGTGGCTCCTTTTCCCAATCGACTTTGCAGGGACTGCACCTCGTCTAGCACTCCTGTATTCAGCCCTTCGGTAAAGTTTTGGGCTAGTTCGGTGCCAGTGTTATAGCCCTGCTGATACAGGAAGTCGGCTAGGGAGTTGCCAATGTCGCCTAAGTCCACTACGAGGGAGATAGCATCTTCACAGGAAGATTGGGTGCGACGGGCTAACACTGAGGTTTGGTGGTCGATCGCGGCTACCAATGCGCTACAACCCTCTTCCTCTAGCCCGTCTTCCTCATCTAGGATTTCCACGGGAAATACATCGGGACTGGACTGGGGCAACCACTTAGAGAACAGTACCCGCGCTTCAATGTCTAGCCATTCTTTTTGGTTTTTGGGGGGCATCCGGCGCAAGATACTCCAGCCCAAGGGGGTGAGGCGCTTGCTGTTGGTGCCAGAGAATAGGTCGCTGTCCTGTAGCTCCAGAACGCTGGAGATCAAGACCATGCGGTTTTGGATGGTAGTAGAAGTGAACCCTAGGGCTTGTCCCGCCGCCGTAAAGTTGGGCGGCACATTGGAATCAAGTTCATTCAAAGGGTGTAGGGTTTCAGCTTCTACAGGGGAAATAGAGGGGGACAGGGGGTTAGGTGCGAGTGTCATGGCTTGGTTTGCTCCGTTTCAACTTGAACTCAATCTAACCCGGTTGAAATCAAACCGAAACTAGAAAAGTGTCAGAGTGACACTTTTTGATGTAGAACGATTAGGATAAGCACCGTAACCTAGCAATGGAAAAGCATCATGACTAATCCCACTCTAGGGATTCACGAGTTCCGGCAACGGCATCCTGAAGTGACCCAGCAAACCCTAGCCAAGCACCTGGACATCCCCCTAAACACCGTAAAGGGATGGACACGCAAGCAACGATCCTTCAAGCCCACCCGACTCGCCCAGGAACGGCTTTATGCCTATTCCCTGGAATTGCTCCGTAAACAAATCAAAAAGGTAGGCAACCGTGAGTATTTCAATGACGGACAGCGGTGGGTTCCCCTTACCGAATTGCCCCCAGATCACCCCCTGGCAATCGCATCAGGTCTCTATGGTCTGTGAGGCCATGGGGTTAACTGAAGACTGTGTAGTGCAGGTGGCTCTTGCTCTGGGGCTAGCTGACCTAGCAGAGAAGGCCACCAAGGGGCTGGTGATGGACTCCCTGATGGTGAAGCGTGGGGGATTGGAATGATGTGGCACCTTTACCTTTATTGGGAGGATGGCAACGTCACCGACTACCGAGAGCCAACCTTTTACGATTGCCGCGATCGCTGGAACCGGATACAGCAGTTGCGGCAATGCCAGGAAAGCCCCCGCCCCATCAGCCAAGTAATAGCCCTAAGCCCCACAGGAGTGAAGCATGAAATTTGAGGAACGTGGCTCAGGCCGCTAACGCAAAACCCGCCCCGGCACACTGGCTAAGGCGGGTAGAACATTACGCAACCCTAATTTACACCAAGCGAGGCACGGTCATGCAGTACTGGCGAAATGCGGAAGAGTTGGAACCATCAATGATGACATCTGGGTTCCAATCCCCCGATCAATGTACATTTGAAGAGTTTTGCGGAATTTACATCGTTGGGCTAGAGATGAGTTCTTTTCGTGTGGGTCTTCATGCCGGACACAGAGAAATGGCTATTGAAGGAGGCTTGCTAGTAAAGCTGGTGAATAAAATAACATACGACAAAAAAGCTGGTTCTCATTTTCTTCCTTGTGAAATCCACAAAAAAATAGAAGAGGGAGGTCTTGATCATAATTATTTTGCAGAAAGTTATACATGCGGTGGCGACGATCTGATCCTTAGCGTGTTACACCTAGCTCCCCTTTATGTAGGTATGACCACCCGCCCCTTTGAGCAGCGAATTAAGGAACATCACATCATCTGGCCTTTGGTCAAATGGCCATGGATTGGAATCCGTTGCTGGCCATTCCCCATCGGCACCCCCAAGGAATACCTGATGGAACTGGAGGCGGTACTCATCAATAAGTTCAATCCCCCGCTAAATAAAGTGCGGCCTACAGTTTGCTGGGGAAGTGATAAAACTTTGTTCCTTCCTGCGGTAGAATAACCTTGCAGCCCCATCTGATGGGGTGGGAACATCCTTAGATACACGAAGCCCCCAGGATACAGCAGATCTGGGGGCTTTTCCCGTTTAGGGGGGATAATGGGGGCGACAACCCTACCGGATGCACCCCCATGGCAGAACCGATTATTGATGGCTCCGAGGAACCCGTAGCGGTCATGCGTGCCCATGCCGCTGTTGACCGTAACTACCTGCTAGCCGTTGTTGCCTTGGCTCCTCCAGACCTTAGACAGTTCCTTCAAGCCAGCGCCCAAGAACCGCCGAAGTCGAATTAAGCCCCGCGTCTGTCCAGACCTTGCGGCAAGGCTTGCACCGCCAGCGCTGATTTTGACCGGGTTTGGTGGTGTGGCGGAAAGCGGCTTTACCGCAGTCAGGGCAAGGGGGGTTCTGCTTTGCCGCCTTTTTGGGAAGCTCTGTAGCCGCACGGATGGGATCCCAGCCCTGCCTGAGTCGCCAGTTATAAAGCGACCGGTCAATTCCTGGAGCAATGGGCACAGCACGGGGGGGTGGGGTGCCCCGTTCAATGGTGCCGGGACTACTGCTACGGCCACAGCCTTTGCATTTCAAAAGCTTGATATTGCCGCTCTGATCACGGGCTTCCACCGCAAAAGGATGGGTGCCGCCACACTTGGGGCACCGGTGGATCCGGTCTAAAGTTTTTCGGGACATACTTGCTCCTTTGCTCAGTTTCTTGTATTTAGCCTAGCCTACTATTCGGAAAGGGTCAACAGCCATGAGTATCGCATTTAGCCCAAATCTAGGGCGTTATTGGGACACAGACACCGGACGTATGGTGCCCCGGTCTCAGGTGATTGCCCTACGGGATGGGGAAGTGGAATCCGTGGGCACCCGCCTAAGGGAACTGGCGGAAGCGGCTACTCGGAAAGAGATTTCTGCTGATACATTTTCCCGGCTAGCCAGGGAAACCCTAAAGCCCGCTCTGACCCGACAGGCGACCTTGGGGGCGGGGGGTGTGTCGCAAATGAGCGATCGGCAGTTGGGGACATTGGGAACTCAGGCACGATTGGCATACGGGAGCCTCAGGAAGCTCACTCTACAGGCGCGGCGGGGTGAGATAACCCCAGCCCAGTTTGCGGCGCGTGCTGAGCAATTAGCGGGCAATGTGACGCAAGCTTTTAACCGGGCTGAACAATTGAACCGCGCTGAAAATGGCTTTGCGGAAGGGTGGCGTACCGTGGAATCTGCCCACCCTTGCCCAGACTGCCCTGGATACGAGACCAGGGGATGGGTGCCCATTGGTGAAATTGTGCCACCGGGGTATGCCTGTCGCTGTGGGGGCAACTGCAAATGCAAGGTGAAGTACAGGCAGGGCGGGGGGGATGTATCCAAGTTGGCGGAAACGGTTATGCGCCGTCAGGCCACGGCTCTCCCCTCTGATGCGCCCATGGTGTGAAAATCCTTGGGGTAAGCTACAAAAGATCAAGCAATATACATCCCCCCGCCATGCTGCACCAAAATTACCACTGCACCCCTAACCGCCAAAAAGTCCTCACTGCTTTAACCCAGAGCGCGGGCATTGTGTCCCTGTCTACCCTAGGGCTGGCCACAGGACTGGAGGACATGGAGATCCGCGTGGCACTGCGGAAGTTGGCGGTGGCGGGGGTTGTGGAGTATAGCGAGGCCGGGGGATGGGTGGAGTTTGAGTTGCACTGAAAATGCAACGCCCCCAGAATCCACCCGGTCAAGGGCTAGATTTTGGGGGCGTGGTCTGGTATGCTACCAGTTGTAAACCTTATGAAGGATGACTTCGTATGTACATTGTACACATGGATCCGCTTCCCACGCAAGACTACACTATCGTCAATAATGGAATCTTTTATGATGAGGCGTTGTCCTGGAAAGCGAAAGGCTTGATCGGTGCAATCCTGAGTATGAAGGGCGGGGGCAAATACCAGTTCACGGCTGAATCGTTAGCCAAGATGAGTGCTGATGGGGTTGCCTCTATTCAGAGTGGGTTAGAAGAGTTGTACCGGGCGGGCTATCTGGTAAAGGAGCGTCTGGTAGATTCGCTTGGGCAGGTGTACAGATGGCAGGCTCAAGTCTTCCGCCAGCCCCAGGGGTTCGCTCAACCCGCAAAAGCCAAAAAAGAAAAAAAGGCAAAGGCCGCTAAAAATACAACACCCGCGCCAATTTGTCAAGCCCCTATACCGCCTTTTTTTTCTAACCCAGATCTCGATTTTCCACACCTGGAAAAGCACCCCCCAATAAAGACTGATCTAATAAAGACTGAAATAAAAGAAAAAGAAGTAGTAGAGGCGACGGCGACTTTTTCTAATTTTCAAGAACCGGGGATCCCAGAGATTATTTCTCCTGTTGATCAAAAGCCAAAACCTATAAAACGATCGGAGAGATCACAGAAAAATTTAAATGGCCCCGCGCCCGCCGAAAAATTGACCCCCCCTACCCCCCCCAGCCCCCCAGCCCCCGCCCCATGGAAGTCCACGGATGAGCAAGCTGAGTTTTCTTCCTTTGTGGCCAACCTGCTCCGCACCAAGCGGAACCTAGATGGGGACGAACTATGGCGGCTCATGACCTGGATTATTAGCCAGAACAACATCGGCAAGGTAACCGGGGAATGGTTTGCCTTTGTGGAGTCCCGCAAGGCTGTGGAGATGCCTGCCAAGCCCATGGACGTGGCGGAACTGCGGGCACATAACATCGAGGTCGCATGGGAGCGGATGTCTGAGTTTTTTGATAGTGGGTTGACCTACGTTGAGTTTGATAAGAAAGTACAGGCGATCGCGGATGAATTTTACCCTGACAGCTACCATCGGATGTTCTATGGCCGGGATGTGGTCAATGCCGTGATGTCCCGTGCCATTGAATCGGGTTATTGCCCCCCGGTTTCCAGTATGTTTGCGGCTATGCCCGCGATGGATCCTTCTATTTACGCCCGCCCCTATTGATTTTCCCTTAACGGTCTGCTATACTGTAGGGGAACAGCAATGGAGCCCTTATGACCACCCCTGGAATGACTTGGCGGGACATTTGCCGCCCCCGTGAGATTAAACAGACGGATAAAGAAATTCCCTGCTTGTGCTGTGCAGGTAGCGGGTTTATCCAAACCCGGTTGTTGAAAAAATGGCTGATTCCTGAGTACCAAGTCACAGACTACCCTTGGACTTGTGAGGCTACGGGATGCAATGGGCGCTATGTTCAGGTGAACGTTCCCGATAAAGGGGTGCAATCCCTTCCCCGACTAGGGGCTGAAGCTTCAAGGGGTGTAGTGGGCACTATTCCCCCCCTGGATTGGCAGTACATTCGCCAAACCACTACGTCGCAGTGCGTGGCGATGACTCTGGATTACCTTGCTGGTAATTTCACCCTGCTAGGTCTTTGTGACTGGCTAGTGACACAAGAACAGTACGCCATGGCGTATTACAGAACCCCTGAGGGGCAAGCCTTGAAGCACCAGGAAATCATGGAGACAAAAAAAAGGCTCCATATCTTGGACGAAAACTACCAGATGCCCGGTAGCCAACCCCGCGATGGGGCGATCGACGTGGATGTGATCACTCATGCCCTACCCCCTTCGACCGAGGAAGACCTGTCATGGTAGCCCCTCACCTAGCGCTGGAGTTTAACCGCATTCGCAGATTGAGGGAGGATGCGGGCTGGACTCAAGATCAAGTCCTAAGCCTAGCGGAATCCCTAGGTATTGGCCGGGACTTTAACGCCTGGGGCTGGGATGAACTGGACAAGCTGATAGAGGCCATGAGCCATCCCGTGACCTGCCCCAAAACAGACACCTACTACAAAAACCTCCAGCTAAAGACTTTGTCAGACACCCGTGCCTTTTATGGGCTATCCCAGCAACAGGTGATTGACCTGGCAAAGTCTTTAGGGCTAAGCCCTGACCCCAAGGCGTGGCGGTTGTCAGCGGATGGGGGAGCCGCGCAAATCAAGTTAATCCAAGCAATTGAGAAAAAACATGGCTAGTAGACAGATTGAACTGAGGGATTATCAGCAATCCCTAATCAAAGGATTTTATGAAGAGATCCGCAGTGGCAACAACCGCACTCTAGCGGTAGCTGTGATGGGCGCTGGCAAAACGATCACCGCCGCTAGCGTGATCAAGGATTGCGTGGCCAGAAACAAAAAGGCCATGTTCCTAGTGCATCTCAACTGCTTGATTGAACAAACTACCAAAACCCTTGGCGACCTAGGGATCCCCTGCACAGTGCTACAGGGAGACCGCCCCTATGATCCCACGGCTCCAGTGATTGTGGCCATGCTTCCCACATTGCAAGCACGGCTCAAAAAGCAATCCATGGAGGAATTGCTAGGGCTTGACCAGGGTAGCCTTTTGAACCCGCCTAAACCCTTGGGAGTGATTATCTTAGACGAGGCGCACGAGACAGCTTATGACAAGGCATATCGTGCCATAGACCAAGCCTTTCCCCATGTGCCCGTCCTAGGGTTAACCGCAACCCCGTGGCGGCTTAAGCGGAGCCAGTATTTGGGAGAGCATTTCAAGACAGCGATCGTACCCCTACAGCCCCCGGATGTCATCGCCCGTGGTTGTGCCGTGCCATGCCGGGGGTACACGATCGGCGGTGTTCTAGACCTAGATGAAGTGGGCACTGGCTCCGATGGGGACTACAAAGAAGGGCAAATGGCACAGCAAGCCTCTAGCCCGGAAGCCCTTGCCTTTGTGGTGAGCCAATACCAGAAGCTTTGCTCTGGGGAGAAATTCATGATGGTGGGGGCAACCGTTGAACAAGCCCTGGCTACAGAACAGGCGTTTAAGGCCGCTGGAATCCCTTGCGAGACCATCGTGGGGGAGGTGTCCCAAAAAGAGCGGCAAGCCATCTTTGAGCGGGTAAAATCCGGGGAATCCATGGGCATCTGTTCGGTGGGTTGCCTCACCGCTGGCTTCGATATGCCCTGCCTGACTGCCATCCTTTTTGTGCGGGCTACTAAATCCCGTGCCTTGTTCCACCAAGTGGCAGGGCGCGGGTCAAGGCCATTCAGGGGCAAGATCCAATACAAGCTTTTGGACTTCGGGGGCAACCTCGCCCGCCATGGCAACCCCATGGGCTTGCAGGATTACCGGATTGAACCCAAGAAACCAGGGGATCCGGCTCCCCAGAAGCAATGCCCCCAGTGCGAGACCTGGACATTCACGTTTGCCAAGGTTTGCCCCTGCTGTGGGTATTTATTCCCCATTGACCCCAATAAGCCAGAGCCTGACCTATTCTTTGAAGACTTAGGTGAGTTCCTGGACAAGGTAGACCGCCGCAAGGTTAAACTACTGCGGAAATGGCGTAAAGAAGCATGGGTGGGGCGCACTAGCCCGGATGTACCCGCTGACAAATTTCACCGGGAATTTGGGCACATCCCCCCGCTGGACTGGAACCTAAACGCCTGTTTAGGACGGCGTACCTCCAGCGCCACTCGACACCAATTTCTAGAGTACCTGCGCCGCCACGCCCCCCAACGCAACGCCGATCGCTGGCTCCAGCATCACCTTGCCGCAGAATTTGGCCAGCAAGCCCCCCAATTCACCCCATGGTGGCAAGTGCTAGGGATCGAAGCTACCGCAAGCCCTGAAGCCTGTCAGGAGGCGTACAGGGCACAATACATAAAGCTAGTAGACCTTTACCCCCCTGAGTTCCTAGAAAGTGCCACACTGGAGCTAAACGGCGCTTTGGCTGCTAGCCAAGAATCTAGTTTGTTCCGCCGTGCGGCATAGGGTACAATAGGGGCGTTGCAATGAGGCATAGATATGGCCACCAAACGCCCCTTAACCGAAATCTTCCCCATCACCCGTGACCCAAAAACGGGAGAGTTCACCAGCGAAAAACACCCCCAACTTGCTGAACTCATGACCGACTACGGGGATCGGCTAGAGCAGTTGAGTGATGACGTGGCCTATGAGATGGCCTGCGCTATCGTGTCGGATCCGGAGTTCACCCATGATTCCCCGCTATGGGCTGACCTGACCGCCATAGCCATGAGTGTCACCGGCGTTTAAGTCTTCTCCTCTCAGCCCCCTACCCTGGGGGTTTTTTTGTGGCTAGAAATATTTCCCCTAGGGGTGTTGACAATCCCTAGGGAGTATGGTCTAATAGTAAATGTAAGACAACCAAGGCAAGATAATCATGACTACTCAAGAGCTAATTCAAACCATCACCCAAGCCTACGAAACCCGCCATCTAGGCTGGTCTATGTTTCAAGTCAATCTAGAAAATGGGGGGGCTGTCATGGTAGACATCCTGAGTCAAGAAGCCCGCGTGGTGTTGCTTGCCCCCATTGGGCACAACACGGAAGAAACCCGGCAAAGCCGCTACGACTGGCACCCCCTCGCTGATGTTCCCGCCCTAGTCCAGCAAGGGATAGCTAAAGTCTCTGCAATGTAGCCCCACCCAAAAAAAACAAGCCCCTGGGTTCACGCCTAGGGGCTTTTCGCTTGCACAGTCAGGAAATTGGATTTATTCTACCAGATGCAGTAACGGCTCCCCTAGGGCGATCGCGCATTCCACGCGACGCAGCATCACTTCACACTGCTCACGGGTGCCACGCATCAGCACCACGTCTAGGTTGCGATCGCTGCAAATCAGGCTGCGCCACACCAGTTGGCAGTCCGGGTGAACCGCCTCAATCACAATTTGCCCGGTCTCCCCAAACACCAGGATCCCATTGTTGTATCGGATGGCTAGCGGCATAAGCGGCGACCCCCGCGCACTTGGATTCCCAGGTCAGGGCGATAGAACCGCAAACGCTGGGCGTAGGTGGTGGCATCATCGTTGCTGTAGATGCCCTGCTTTTGGGCTACAGGGCGTATTGACCAGTCGTACCATCGGACTACAAGGGTGGTGGTCTTTCCGTGGCTTAAAGCGGCCTGATAGACGGCACTGGGTTCAAAGGGTAGGTTGGTGATGGTAGTTGCTTCCATTGGAGTTCGTTGTTGACGACAGGTTAAGGCTAGCACGGGCGGGGGTTCCACTGGACTTTATTGCCAGCTTCTTTCCAAAAGTCTGCGACGTTAGAAAAGCATCCTGGAGGGGCAGAGTGCAGTCCCGTGATCCGATCAGTCCAGCCAATTTCTGCATGGACAAACCCTATCGGGTGTTGATTCCCATCTTCATCGAACTCATTGAGAACGCATTCACTCCAGTAGCCCCACTCTCTTAACCATCCAATAGCAGGCGTACCATCGAAATCATTAGAGTGGAATATTGTTTGTCCAAGCAAAAGTAGCTCCATGTCATTCTCGCCCACTGCGAGACCTATCTTTTTGCAAACATTCCAGTCTATTTCAGTAACAGGCTTTACCTCAACATAGACCTGCTTGTGCTTGCCATAAATCACGAAGTCCGGGATCCATCCAGGGAAGTCCACAGGCTCATAGTCCCATCGCCATCCCAAAAGGTCAAAAAAAGCCGCCCATTTTGCTTCAAGGCGGGAACGGAAGTTAACCCCGTTGTACCGGGTAGGAATTGCTGGAATCGTGTACATAGTGTCTCCTGCTTGGGTTGGAAAAGCCCCCAAAGGCGGGGGCGAATGGGCTACCTAGACTGAGCCTTCGGGTAGGCCAAGCATACCGCAAAGGGTGGGCAGTGAGGCGGGATCCTTGCCTTTCATGTATTGCGGTAGATGGTGGGGCTTATAGGTTTCTTGGAACCAGCGCCGGTATTCAGCCAACAGCACATCCCGATAAATGTTGGCATCTACCACCCGCCCATCAGGGTAGAAATGCTTATAAGCCTGTACCACATCAGAACCCTTCTCAGTGCTGTACCCCAGCCCCCGCAGATACTTGCAAAAGTGCTTACCCACGGAAATATCAGGGATCGAACCATCAGGCAAGCTGTACCCGGCGTGTTCAAATTCTGCGATTAGGCCATGGGTCATTTCCTCAAAAATAGAGAACCAGCCCACGGGGATTTTGGTTTTGGCTTTGTAAAGCTTCAGGCGCTCAAACCAGATTAGATTGCACTGCTGCTTCCCATAACCCCCGGTTTTGCGGATGCTAGGCAGAACCTCAGTATGGATCCAGCGGTTCATAGCCTTACCCAATTCAGTCCGAGAACGGGACACAACCATGGTTAGCGCTGCTTCGGAGAGGGCTACCACCTGCTGTTCCCCACCAGCGGTTTCAAGGGGTACGACAGTAACGTACCCCTCTCCCAAGTCCTCTTCTACCATGGCTTTTACATCGTTGGAGCGACTTTTTGACCCAAGCGCTTCTAGGACATCTCGTGCAATAAACCACGGCTCCCCGTTGATCATCACAACTCGGACATTATTGGAACTGAACTTAAAAACTGCTAGATTAGACATAGCTAGTCTCCTATTTTGGACTATCTCGATCCCAGGGCATTTACTGTGCCGCTGGGCTTTTCAATATTATCTCATAAAAAAAGCCCCCTAGGGCGGGGGCAGTTTGCGGATGGGGTGGGACTAGAAGTCTTCCCCTGGCATCGGGCGCATTAAGGGGTCGGGGTGTTGCTTGCGTAGGTGCAACCCAAAAGACTGCAATTCCTGAAGGATGGTATCCAGCCCCCAGCGTTGCAGGGTGTCTTTGTGTCCCCAAATCCACCAGGGATCTAGCTCCCCTTCAGTCGGGGTAATCAGCGCCGCAAAGTAGCGGTTAGTAGCGCGGGTGTCCTCCGTGGTCAAAAGGATATTCCACCCAAACATTTCCCGCAGATCAGGGATAATGCTGTCCCGACCGTGGAAAACAACCCAAACCCCCAAAATGCGCCGTAGCTGTTGGCGCTCAGGGGAGTTCATGTCTTCTGGCTCAGGTTCCCTCTCATCGCGGTTATCAGTGTAGCGGTCAATCATTAAAGTGTTGTAGCAGGTCATGGTTTTGCTTGGCTGTGGGGCTTTCCCCTTACATTTATTAGTAAACCATATTCCCTAGGGAATGTCAACACTTATCCCTAAAATATTTTAAGCCACAAAAAAGCCCCCAGGGTAGGGGGCTAAAAGCTAAAACCACTCTCCGATGAGATAATCGGAGTAGGGGTAGTCACTTTCTGCCCATTCTTCCCATCCAGGGGGAATGAAGTCATAAAAATACTCCTTCCCCCAGGAAGGCAGTAGATGCCGGACTGGAACAAGCCATTGGCCTGCCCCTAAAATCTCGTCATCGCCAGGAAGAATGGCGATGATGATACCGCCGTCATCGGCGCTGTCATGGCGGTGATGACGGCGGATCTCGTCTGTTAGATCTTGGATCTTCTGAATCGTTAACATTTGCTTGGCTGGGTTGTGGGGCTATCCCCTTACATTTATTATTAGACCATAATCCCTAGGGAATGTCAACCCCCTATAGTTGACAATTATTTTGGGGTGCTTTACTGTAAGGAAAGTCTCGCAGCAATGAAGCCCATGAAAAACCTAACCGTACAAAACCCCCGCAGCGCCCTAATGGTGGGAGATCGTAATGGGGAAAAAGTTGTCATCACCCTACCCACGGCTAAACCCCGTGCCGTGCGTCAGTTTGCGCGGCTCAACCGTGGTATCCAATGGGTGCAAGGGGGTGTGAGCCATGACTAAACCCTTCATGCTGGTGCATCGCCACCCCTTCCTCCGCCAATACCAATGGCGGTTCTGTGCTGTCCCCGATGCTGAAGTGATGACCAGTCACTGGGGTACCCTCACCTATCTGGTGCCCTCTCAGGACTGGGTTATCGAAGCCCAGGGACACCAGGGCACAGGCAAAACCCTAGACGATGCCCTGATCAGCCTAGCGGGGATCGAGAGCCATGACTAGACCCCCGCAGATCACCAACCATGAATTACTGAGCCATCCCGTCCTAGGGCAAGCATCCTGGGTCAAGGATGGGCGCAAGTGGGTTTGTGGCAATACTACCCTAGAGTGGATTCCTGAGGGCTATTGGCGGTTAGAGAATCCCCACTGCACCACAGAATCCCATGACCTCAACATCCTGTGCCTTGCGGCCATGGGCTTGATTACACCGTTTTAGCTCAGTAGCCCCTCCCTAGGGGCTTTTTTATTGCCCATAAAATATTTTCCCTAGGGGTGTTGACAATTCCTAGGGGCTGGGTTTATAGTAATCATATCAACCCAAGTAAAAGGATCTTCCCATGAACGCAGCTACCCAACACGCAGTCTCCCTGATGAACAAATACAACCAATTAGTAGCGGCTCTTGATGACGCATGGGGGAATGCCCACCAAATCCAAGTGATTAATGATGAAATGAAGTATTTAGAGATCAGCGTTATCTCGATCATGGGAATTGGTTGGTTTGAATCCAACGCTGAAATCTAGTTTAATCCCTAAAAGCAAAAAGCCCCTAGGAACTACCCCAGGGGCTTTTTTATTGCCCATAAAATATTTTTCCTAGTGTGTTGACAGTTCTTAGGGATAGGGCTTATAATAATCATATCAACCCAAGCAAAAGGATAAAGGCAGTGCTAATTAACCTGGTCATCTTTAAAAACACCACCGAAGCGCAAATCACCGAAACCGAAGCCAAAGCCCATGGCCTTTCCTCCCTTGATCCTAATCATGCCCTAGATGTCGGGCGCGTGGCATCGAAGGCCAAAAAGTGGGCATCTCATGCCATCGTCAATAATGGCTCGGAAGTTGCTAGCTTTCTAGGTCTCCAGGGGGATGAAGATGCCCATTACGAATGGAATACCAGCATGAAACGCTGGTACTTTTATAACGGGGAGGGCAAAATGGTAGGTTGGGCAACCCCCATTACCGACAAAGAAGGTGAGCATAAAAAGCGTGAACGATACGCCAAAGAGAGCAAAGCCTGTCTTGAGGTTATGAAAAAATACGGCATGGCCTAAAAGCAAAAAGCCCCTAGGAACTACCCCAGGGGCTTTTTTATGGCCTACTTCAGGAGACAGCCCCCAGAATCACAGGGCGCTGGCCCCGCTACCATCTGCACAGCACCTTGGGCATCGTAGCTAGCCAATGCCTTCTCAAAATCCGGTTCCACCCGTCGCGCTAGCACTTCCTGACATAGGACTTGATAGGTGGCCTGGTCAATGGGTTCAAAGGGCAACCGGGGGAAGGATTCCAGGTCATCAAACCGCGCCAGGATAGCCGCAGAAATATAACCTTTCCCCATGGCCTCATGGATGGCTTGGGCGAGGGGTTCAATTTCCGGTTCCCGTAGCTCCAAGGTGGCGCTCGTGTTATGGGTCGTGTAATGGCGTTGCACCTGCATATAAAAGTCGAACTGAGCCAAAGCACTAAACTGGCTCAGATCAATCCCTTCCGCCACATCCGCCCATGGCACCTCCACGGGAATCTCCACTAGCCATTCATGGCAACGCGGATCCATGGGGTCGTTCAGCAGGTTCCCTTCCTCATCTTTAGCGCTTTGGGCGGGGACGATGTTATAGCCATAGTCCCGACAGGCCATGGCCACAGGCTCACCCCGGCGCATGGAGATCCGGCGGATGAATCGGGTGGCCTTGGGGGGGTGCCAACCAGGGGAAGCCCCGGTGAGTAGTGCTTTGGTGCCTGAGGGTTGCACCGATGTACAGCGGTTGGGGCGCTTTAGTCCACGGCGATCGCAAAACTCCGTGACAGCATCCTCAACCACTTCCCGCCAAAATGCCAAGTATTCCCGCTCACGGGTCAGGAAAAACTCCGACTCTGACACTTCCTCCGATGTGGACTGGCTAAAAGAGCTAAACAGCGGTGTCCACAGCACCATCTTTCCCCAGTCTCTGGATCGCCCTGCTTGCCACCATTCCAGCCAACGCCGACCGAAAGCCTTGACAAAAATATCGAATATTCCTGTAGGACACGCGGCCACAATAGGATCCCATTCACGGGATTGCTGCATCCCAGGGTCAGGGAATTTGTGGTACAGCAAAGCGCAAACGCTGATGGCACTTGCCTCGAATGCCCGCAGTTGGGCTGTCACATCCTGAGGGTCAATCATGTTGAGATTAACTTCCCCAAGGTTGCAAGCGAATCGCTTCCCGATTATTTCCCCGCATGGATTCAGGCCATAGCGCCCTAGCCGATGCTCTAGCTCTCCTGGCTCTAGGGCGATGCCTTGCTCTAGGGCAGATTGGGCAAGGTATTCCGCTCCCTCTCCATTTTCATAGGCGTAAAAGAACAACTCCCGGTCTAGCACCAGGTCAGGATTGCAGCGGGCGATTGCTTCCGGGGCGTATTGGATGGCACCCTCGCCTGAGTAGTAGTTACTGCGTACCGCTTCGATGACTTGCTCCAGCGTGGGCTTTTGGTGGAAGACGCGGGTGTGGTTGGCCATGCGTAGGGCATCCCGTTCCGGGTCAATACTCCAGTTGCCATCCTCATCTTGCTTCCATAGCCCTAACTTGCTGGTAGCCGCAGCCTCACCCCCTTGGCGGATCCCCGCACTACGCCGCAGGTTCCCGGCCACAATAGTCCGAGCCATCTCATCAATTACCAGACAGGCTTCCATGAAGTTTAGCCGCCGCCCATGGGCTTTATTGAGAACGTTGGCCACCCGCCCAAATAGCGGGGGTAGCTCCACAGGGTTGGCTACGCCCCCAAAGCCCTTCAAAGGCTCTCCTAGGGGGCGTACATGGCCAAGAACTACCGTGACAGGCAAAGGCTCGTTATCCGCCGTAAATCGCGTTACAGCGGCATTGAGTAGGGCGGTGTAGGCATCCACCCACCCCTGACGACTATCCCCGACCACGATGGTCAAATTGGTGGCAGGGTCAGTGGTTTTGGTGAAGGTAATTTTAGCGCGATCGCGGGCGGGTACATCCCCCGGCTTGCCTACCGTGGTCACTGCCAACTGGCGCTGAATGATGGGCGGTTTGGCTAGCACGCTTTCTTCCAGCACCGCCCCGGTGCCACAGCCCTGCATGGCCAAGTCTGCCAACAAGCCAAAATCCTCAAAGCCCTCAGGCTCAATGGAAACGCAGTTGTAAGCCCCCAAAACGTTGCGTTCATCCTCAGCCCAGGGAGTCCCCCCAACCCAGAGCCAGCGCCCGCTAGGGTAGGAATGGTGGGCGCGTAGGGCATCGTGGACTAGCTGGTATTCCTGGGGGGTAAGCCGTCCTAATTTCTTGAGGCCACGCAGGGCGCGATCACACACCTGATCCCAAGTCTCACGGGTGGCAGTGTCTTTGCGGCTGTAGGTGCGGTAAAACACAGGGAATGCGCAAGGCGCACTATCGGGGAATGTCATGGTTTGGTTGTCAGCTAAACTGCATCCCCTAGGCTAGCACTAAAAAAGCCCCTCAAGGGAGGGGCTAGAGTGTCAGGGTGGAGCGGGATTATTGGGGCGTGTCATACCCCCAGTCATCGGTACCCAGTCGGCTGGTCAAGGCTTCCTGGATAGCCTGTCCCTCTTCTGGGGACATGGCTACGGGCAGGTATGCTGCCCATCGAAAGCCCTCTCCTACCCAGCCCTTGGCTAGGCAGGTTTCCTCAATTGGGACAGAACCAATCTTGCCTAGGTGAAGGCGCTGTTCGGGGTTCAGCGTCAGGGTTTGGCAGTGCAGGGAAAATTGGCGGTTGCGGCGGTTGATAGCGGCTTTGCGGTTCATGACTTCATTGCAGTGTGTGGGGCGTTCCCCTTTGCTGTTTACCACTATAAAGCCTAGCTACTGCAAATGTCAACACCCTAAGCAAAATATTTTTAGCCCCCATCTTCCTTAGCAACGGAATCCACTTCTGACAGCACCACAGGCGGGTTAAACTCACGGCGCAAATCCAACTGCCAGCCATCGGTTCGCAGTTGCCCTGCCTGAATGCGCCGGGGTTCGGTGACACTCCAGACCCGGTAAGACACCCCCTCAAAAACCACCCGGTCACCTTCCTGGTAGCGGCGGGTCGGGGCTACGGTGAGGGTGAGGGCTTCTACCGCAGCAGTGGCCTGAATCGCAGCATCAACCGTAGCCGCCGATAAAGCGGTTTCCTTGGTTCCTGCGCCCTTATAGCTGACACTGCCTGATTCCGGTAGGGTGAGGTCATCGTTGGGAGCGCGGTAGCCAAATCCCACCGCCGTAGCTTCTCCAGAGTTGATCAGTAGTCTTACTTCTGGTTGAGCCGATGCCAGGTCAGCGGCGGGGGGTTCTGTGCGGGTGTCCCCCTCAAGGTTCCCTTCCTCATCGCGCCCCTCTCCATACAGTTCTAGCCGCTCATGCACCGATGGGCGACCGGCGTTGATGATTTTGGTGCCGATCGCTAAAGTGTTGTCCAGTCCCGCCCCTTCCGCATTAGAGCGCTTGGACTCCACCATAAACCGCTCTTCATTCTTGCGTGGCTCCCATTCACTCTGGCTCATGCCCTCAAAGGGGAAAATCACACCCACCATCTCAGTTTCGCTGTAGACTTCCCCCGTGGTTAGGGGTGGCAGGGGTTCATCGTCAGTGCTATCGGGATTAGGAGCCTGAATGAACTCATTGCGGCTACGCTCGATTTTCCATGCAAACCGTGGCACTACGCCCCCTTCCTCTGTGGTCACATCCGGGTAGAACCGGGTCATATCGGCTAATTCGTAGGTTGTGGAGTCGTTTTGAGGGAGGCGTAGCAGGTCGGAACGCAATGTGGGCGCGGGGAATATCTCGTAAGTCAAAGAGGATCCCGCGCTAAGGCTGCTGGGATAAAGGAATACCGTGGTATCCGTGCGTCGCCAAGAATAAGCCATCATCCGGTTAAGGATTCGCAGTGTGACTTCCCCTGCATTGGTGTTTTGATCATTCGTTGGGTTGTAGTTCTCCGTGTATTCCCGCAGGATTTCCAGTAACTCCTTCCCATCCCCTTCCTGTTGGAATCGGCTGTATTTCCACCCAGTGGTTTCCGTGGCAGTTAAATATCCTTCCTCATCATAGGTATTGACTAGCGTGGACTCCCCTACCAGTTGCCAGTAGGGTTCTGGACTCCAAAAAACGGGTGAAAACACATCTCCCATGTATTTCCATTCACCCCAAGAATTGATGGTTGGGGTACCGCCGCCCGGTGGGGGGTAGCTAACGCTAGAGAAATGTTGCCACACGTCTAAGCTAGTAAACATGAAGCCATAGGTTTCTCGCTTTTCCTCAACTACCGTGCTATTAACGTAGGTTGTAGTAACCCTTTCCTTTACGGGGCCACCGGCATCAAAGGCCATGGATGGGCTACGGATGCTGATAGGGGTTCCTGTGTTGTAGCGGGTGGCTCCTACCCGTGGCACTTTGTCGGGATTTTCATCCCCCGTCACGATCGTCCATCGTTCATTGATTTTTGCCTCTTCCGCCGCGTCCCCCTCTTCCCGGTCTAACTGCAATTCTGTGTTGCGGTAGTAGGGGCATAGGCCATAATTCACCTGGATTTCTGATAGCACATCCGCCATGGACAGGCCATGGGCACTGGTGCCATTCCATTGCCGAATTTCCGCCCCTAGGGGATTACTCCAAAAGGCAAATCCTTGGGCACTGCGGGTGCGTTCAGTTAACAGAGAGATGGGGTCTACTCCAGTGGTGAGGGGTGTGTCAGCGGGAATATCAATAGTGAAGCCTTGCCCGACATAGGGAATATCTAGCTTGCGCAAAAGCTTGGCTAGGGTAGTGCTTCCCGTTTTGAGGGCACGTTCTCCCTCAAAGTTTTCAGTACCCGCAATCACCACCCGCCCTACATCCAGTAACCGCACTTCCGGCTCATTAGACTTCGGCTCCCATGCCCCGCCAAGGGTCACGGATACCTGAATCACATCCCCCGGATCCGTGTAATTCCTGAGGCGGGTAATCGTGAGGTCACTGTCACACACAAACAACATCCCCCATAGATTGAACCGTTGCCCTGAAAAGAAAGCGCTACGGATCCCCGCTTCATTGCTGCGTAGGGTGGTGAACTCAATACTGGCGCTGGGTTGCCCCTCAAATTGCCGTTGCAGGGTCACGGTGCCATGGGCATTCCACGCGGTCAACAGTTCAGGGAGCCGTTCCTGTAGCAGGTCGGTACGGTAGGCAGGGCTAGCAGTGACCCCGGTGTAGGTGAGGGTGTCGCCAAGGGTGAGGGGCTGGGTTACCTGCACTGTCAGCACCCCCGTGGCCGGGTTGTAGCTGTAATCGCTGTAGGGCACCCCCGCGATCGTGAGGCTGGTGACGTATTCCTCCGGGGGGGTCAGGGTGACGGTGAGGGTTTGCCCTGGGTTTACCGGGGTGGGAATGGGAACGGTAGTTGCTAGCGCCGGATCCTGGGATAGGGTGAGGCTGGCAAGGGGAGCGCTGGTACCGTAACCAATTACGGTGCCAAGGGGGGCGGGGCTTCCGGTGCCAGCGGGGACGGGATCCGGGAAAGTGAGGACGATGGCCATGGGCTAGGGAGATGGGGGATTGCCCTAGCCTACCACGCGGGCAAATCCAGCACCCGGCTAGCCAATAACTCATTCTCTGGCACAGGCCGAGACAGGGCAAAACCTTGGGCGTATTCAATCCCTAGCATCCGCAGGAACCGCAGCACTTCTATGTCCTCAATACCCTCGTAAACCACGCGACAGCTAAAAATCCGGGCAATGGCCACTACCACCATGGCGAAGTCATAGGTGAAGGGGTTGACGAAATCCAAGGTCATACCCTTATCTACCTTGAGGATTTCCGGGGCTAGGGTGAGGCGGTCAAGGTTATTGGAACCCACCCCAAAATTATCTAGGGCGATTCCAATCCCCTGGGATTTCAGAGCAAAGGCACTGTTAGCCAAGGCTCCCACATCAGCATCACCCACTTCCACCAACTCAATAACAATGCGCCGGGTGTCTAGGCCGCGTTGCCAAATCTGCGATCGTGCCCAATCGATAAAGTGCGGGTCACCAAAGTCACTCGCCCACACATTCAGATGCACCCGAAAATAGACATTCGGGCACCGCGCTACAAAGTCTAAGGCCATTTGAAACACCCGCTCTGTTACTGCCTTGCGTAGGGCGGGTTCTGCGTAAACACGGGGCAAAAACATCCCAGGGGGTACCGTCCCTCCCTCATGGTGGCGAATCCGCACTAGGGCTTCTACCCCGTATAGCAGGGGTACGCCATAGCCGGAAATATCCCAGATGGGCTGATACTCCAAAAACAGGAGATTATCAGAGATGGCATTCCAGAGAGAGGCGTTAGGGTCTGGGATCACGCGCCCATGGGGATAGGGGACTGGTATAAGGTTCGGAGGAATCAGCAGGGCTTCCGGGATCCACGGTTACGCTACCCGGTGGCAGTGTGGTGTTGCGGTAGCGTTTGCGGGCGTGAAACTCATGGGGAGTGCGGCGCTGTGCCCATTCTGTCAGGTCAGCAAGGTGATCCTGCATAACCCGGCGGTGGTTGGCCTCATGGTTCAGGAGTTGCTGCAAGTCCTTGATTTCCTTGGCTAGGGCTTCATTTTGCGCCACTAGCTTATCAATAGCCCGTTCTGTAGCGTCATGGCGGGCATCAATCTTCTCATTGTAGACCCATGCCGCGCCAAATAGGGTCATAGCAATAATTATATAAGAGGTAGGATCCCCAGCGGTTTGGGCGGGTTTTGGGGACATGCTGGAGCCAATGAGGGGCGGATAGAGAATAATGGCGATGGCCACAACGATCGCGGCCAAAACGACCAGCCAAAACTTAATGCGTCGCATGGGAGGGGCGGTGTGAGGGTACGCCCCATTGTAAGCAAAAAGCCCCTCAGGGTTTTAACGCCGCCCTGCCACAAATTGCTCCAACCGCTCATAATCCACGCGGTAGGAGTTGGGGCATGACCTTCTACAGGCCAAAATCTGTTTACAGCGCAAGGTCTCCACAATGCGCCTCACGGTGCAATAGGAAACCGACAGCACTTCCGCCCATTCACCAGTGGAACGGGCAAGCCAACCGCCCCCGCCGTCCTGATGCACCCGCGCCAAAAACATGGCCTCATGGATGCCCACTAGATTGGTTAGCCTAGGGGATACGGGCACTTCTTTTTCTCCTGGGATTAAGGGAGTCATGGGGAACCAATCAAAATGATACTATTGCCACTATAAACCCATTTGCGTTCCCTATGAAAATCCTCATCAGCCAAGCAGACCTTCATGCCGCCCTGTCCCTTGTGTGCCGTGCCGTGGGGCGTGGCTCTAGCCATCCCATCATGGCGGGGGTACTGGTAGAAACGGCGGGCATCAGTGCCATTACCCTCACTGGATATGATCTAGCCTTTGGCATCCGTACCACCATCCCCTGCACTGTGGAAGAGCCAGGGCGTAGCGTGATCCCGGCATCCCTATTGGCGGGCATCGTGGCCAAGCTGGACAAAACCGATGTACTGACCCTGACCGCAGAACCCACCGGGGCAACCCTCATTAGCCGCAGCGGTCGCTACACCCTAGGAGTCATGGATCCGGAAGAATACCCCGCCCTGCCAGAGGCCACGGGAACCCCGGTAACCCTGCCTAGCGATGCCCTAGCGGAAGGGGCTGGGGGTGTGGGCTTTGCGGTGTCAGGGGATGAGACCAAGCAGATCTTGACCGGGATTCACCTGACTTCCGTGGAAGGGGGGCTGGAGTTTGCGGCCACCAATGGACACCGTTTAGCGGTCTATACAGCCACGGCGGAAGGGGTGAATGATGAACTGACCCTAACTGTCCCCCCACGGGCGCTAGCGGGGCTTCCCAAGGGCACTACAGCCCATCTCTACTATGATGCAGGTCAGCTAGTGCTGCATTATGATGCCACTGCCATCATTAGCCGATTACTGGACGGGGCTTACCCCAACTACAACGCCCTGATCCCAGCTAACTTTAAGGTAACGGTGGCGTGCGATCGCCGGGGTCTACTGGCATCCCTAGACCGGGTATCAGCCATGGCCGCAGGGGTAGTGGTTCTGGCTATCAATGGGGATGAACTCACCCTAAGCGGGGAAAGCCAGGGTAGCAGCGCACGGGAATTGCTACCAGTGCAGACCACTGGGGATCCGGTGACTTTTGCGGTCAATCCTAAGTATCTATCGGATGCTTTGCGGGGCTTCTCTGAGACCGAAGCTTTCCTGCAAATCAACACCCCCACTAGCCCGGTGGTCATCTCTCCCTTAGGTGCCACTCGTAGCCGTAGCCTGGTGATGCCTGTGCAAATTCGGCGGTAGGCATGAAAAAGCCCCTTGGGGGAGGGGCTTAGGGCGAGTTGCTTTGTTAGGACAGACTCCAGTTTACGGAGTGCTTTTTGCAGTATAGGGCTTTTTGGGAGGACGGGCGCGGGCGGGGGGATGGTCTTGGATGTGTAGCACGTCCTTCAGGAAGAACCGGGGGTGCTTTTTGTCCAGAGTAGCGGTGCAACTGAGGAAAGTGGGTTTGACCCTCATTTCCTTGGGAACCCGTGGATCAAAGCGCCAAGGGCGGGGGCTGTCATCCCCTGTCCAAATAAAGGGCACATAGGAGCTTTTTAGCTCATCCCCTCGCCAGCGCTGGCTATTGCGATGGATAGCTAACACCGGGCGACGACACTGGGGAATGAACTGCCATAGCCCTGCTAGCTTCCATTCATCCTCATCACCACTAAAGGGAGTCCAGCCCACAATCTGAAATCGCAGAGCCTCCGTTTTCAGGTCATAGCGCGGGTAAATGAGGAAGCGTTGAGGTTTACTGCCTAGGGTGCTGAACTTGCGTTTGGCTAGCCCCACGGGAATAGCAGGGTATTGGCCTTGGCGGATATGTAATAGGCCATCTGCATAGATGCCCCGCACGGCTCCGACGGCCTGGTAATAGTTATTCATGGCATCACAATACTTGGCTTGGTGTTGGCATTGGGGGCAAGGTTTACGAGTTCCCAGCCCTGGGTTGCATCGCCTTTGGAGATGACGTGGAATTTGCCCTTGACGGCCACATCGATGACCCATTGGGGTACGCCCTGGCCATTATCGGAGGCTTCCATAAGCAGGGCTTTAGGGCTATTGCCATCTACTTGGTAGGCTTTGCCATCGGCTGTCCAAAAAGTAGAGCCGTAGCGCATCCCGTTGTCGGGGTAGGTATATCGTGCCATATCAATCCCTCATTGCTTGCAAAAAATGAACCCCGGAGGGTTGTCTTTCCGGGGCTATTGTAGCTTATTCAAACACTCGTGCAACCCGGCTAGCGGCTTTTTGGGTTGCGTCCCGACATTGGCGGAAACCTTGGAGATTGTTGCCCTCAATGTCTTCCGTGGCCAAAACTTCCGCCATCATGTGGGCGGCTGTGGCCACCATGGAGCAATGATCCCGGAAACTGTCACGCTGGGAAAGTCCCATTTCCGCCTTAAGTTCCTTGGCAGTCTGGCCATGGAGTTCCAGATAGATAGCGTTGGTGATTTGGGCGTATTCGTAGGATTTGTCCACGCCATGGGCTTGCAGGGTATCGGTGAACTGGTATCGCGCCTCAATCCCCTTAATCCGCACGGCAATGTGCTGATCGGTGTAGCCTTGGCGCTTCCAGACCCGGATAGCGCGATCTCGGCCACGGGTGTAAGCGAGTTCCCCGTTGGATTCCTCTTCCCGGCGTTCCCGGACAATCTTAGCCGCCCAACTCCGAAACTCAGCCCCACGCTTGCCAGGGCACAGCATCAGGATTTGGTAGATACCTTCCTCATTGGCTACAGGAGTATCTCGCTGGCCACGACCGGGGAATTTGAGGTTATCCACAAAATGGACAACTTCTGGATTTCTGTCAGAGAGGGACTTATAGACCTGACGAGGGTTAATAGATTCCCCTGCACTACCCTTGCGGTTTGTGGGCTTCAAAAACGCCACAAGCACATCGTAAACAGAGAACCGCCCATCTTCGGTTACCCGAATGGCCATCCCCTCGAAATCGCCGGTAAAGTTTGCTAGATTAACCATGGTTTGCCTTTTCTAGAGGTGAACTGCGGTGAACTGCAACCTAGGGGGATCGTTGCCCCCTAGTGATTGCGCCGCTTCTCTATTTTAGCATTCAGTCAACAAAAAAGCCCCTAGAGGGGCTTGGGGCGGGTTAGTCTATTGACTCAAAACGGTATCGCCCACGGTACAAGCGAACTCGATACCATTGACCTATGTTTTTAGTCGGGTGCAGGATTTCCAGAGACTCAGGATCCACTGTGTAGGATGTTGAGAAGAAAAACTCATTGATGGCCTTTACAGCACCGGACAGGGTGGGGGAGCTAGAGATCAGAGTGGCTTTCATTACTTGTTTTAGTTGAGTAGGTTTACTTAGATGCCCCTGTTGGCAGGGGCTTGGGGTTTACGCTACAGAAAGGAGTTCGTGGGGTACTTTATCGGGGTAATACTCAAATAGTCCCCCATCAATGTACTCACGGCCACCGATGACCCGAATCTTGCATTTAGCATCTCCCTTAAAGTAAGGGTTATAAACACCGTCAATATAGCGCTCAGTCCAGACGAAACATTTGGTGCGGCGTGTCACCTTGATGGCAAAGGATGTGTTGTTTTTTGCGATGTAGGTCTCCCCTACTTCAAAGGTTTGGTCATGGATGATGGGGAAGTTGCGGATAGCCATTGCTTGGGTTCCTTTTTTTTGTACTTGCTTGGTATGTACTTAATATAACCCAACCCCTAGAAAATGTCAACACCTTTAGGGAAAATATTTTCAGTCAATAAAAAAAGCCCCTCTAGGGGGCTTGGAGTAGGTTATGCCGCTAGCAGTAGTCGGCTAATTAGCCAGATTTGATGGCCATCATATTGAAAGTCAGGGTTGAAGGGGCCGCTAATCGGCTCGGATGTCCGATGGTAGGTTTCCTCAAGAACCTTGCCGCTGAGGGGAAGGTACTTATGTAGCCCAAAGGCTTTACCCTCAAGCATGAACCGCAAACCGAATTGATGGTCAGCATAGATGTCAGGGAGGATACTGGAAACCTGCTCAATCTCGATAGTGTGGCTAGGCCGATCCGCCGTTTGGAAGGTTAGTCGCACGGATGTTTTTTTGTTGCGGGGGGCTTGGGACTGGGCTTGCGCTTTGTCTTGTACTACCTTGTATTCACTGGTAAACCGCTCGATAATGGGGTCTACTTGGCTATACTGACCTGCTTTAAGCCAGGGGCAGACTTGTCGCATAGTGGCTTCGATTGCCAGGTAGCCACCGTTTAGGTAGACCCGGCTTTCGTGCTTATTCTTTGTCCAGGGCTTGGAGCCTGGGATCATGTTGGAGAGGATTTTAGCGGCTTCTTTATGGGTAACGAATGTAGTCATTTTTTTGCTCGGTTGTGGGGCGCTCCCCTTTGCTTATGTACTTAATATAACCTAATCCCGTGGGAATGTCAACACCTTAAGCAAAAATATTTTCAAGCCCATGAAAAGCTGTATTTTGTAATGGCTGAAACCCTACTATAGCCAACCATGCAATACACACCACGCTATAAAGTCAATCAACTAATCTTAGGCACGGGTAGCACCGTGATTGTGACCGGATGGACGGTGGCTAAAACTGTGGCCGGGTGGCTCCAGTCTTCCCAATATGCCGCGATCGGGCAACTCTACAGCCCCGCCCGTGGCATCAGCACCCTATGCCGCAATCTTTTGGCTAACCCGCAGATTTTGGATTTGGTGGTGCTGTGTGCCACGGGAGAAGATGCCAACGCCCAAGGATGCCACCGCCTGCGGGACTTTTGGGAACATGGGGTTGCCCTAGGCCAGACGGATACGGGACAGCCCGCCTGGGTCATTCAGGGGGCGATTCCGGGCTATGTTGAGCCTGAGATACCCCTAGAGTATTTGACTAGCCTTAGAACGGCTGTAACCCTGCACTGGTGCAACAATAAAGCGGAACTGATCAGCACTATCCAAGCCCTAGGCTCTAGCAGTGGCTCCCCCTGGCACCCCAGCCCCTTGGAGTTTCCGGTTAAAGAACCCCTGCCTAGCGTGTTCCCAGGGCAACGCTATGGGCACCGGATTGAGGGGAAAACCGTGGCAGAAACCTGGGTCAAGATTATCCATCGCATTAAGACCACCGGCACCATCCGCCCCACGGGGTACGATGGGCACTGGCAGGAATTGATTGACCTGATGGCGGTGGTGACCGATGAGCCGGAACCTTTTTACTTTCCAGAGCCGAATTACCTACCCTGTGACCCTGCCTTTATCCAGGGCTACCTCCCTCAAATCCTAGGGGATGCCCCCAAGCAGGAAGGGGTAAAATATACCTATGGTCAGCGGTTGCGATCGTGGTTTGGGGTAGACCAGATTGAGCAGATCATCAAAAAGCTAAACCAGGAAATTGACGCGGCCAGTGCCGTGATGACCCTGTGGGATGTGCTAGACCATGAGCGCGGGGGTAGTCCCTGCCTCAATCATATTTGGGTGCGGGTGGTAGCCGGGGAATTGTCCCTCACGGCGCTATTCCGCTCCAATGATATGTTCAGCGCATGGCCAGCCAACGCCATGGGATTGCGGGCACTCCAGCGCCATATTTTTGAGCGGGTGGAGGGGGCGACGGTATTGGGGCCATTAATCACCATTAGCCAAAGCGCCCACATCTATGATGACTGCTGGGATAATGCCGATGCCCTGATCCGCGATCGCTATAAGGCTCCCAACGACTTCAGCGACCCGGTGGGCAATTTCCTTGTGGAGTGGGTAGGCCAAGAAATCCGGGTTAGCCAAACCAGCCCCCAGGGTAGCCCCACCCGGCAATGGACAGGCAAGGCTCCCACGCCTTTGCTCAAAAAAATAATGGCCGAATGCCCTGGGATGCTACCAGAACACGCGGCCTACTTGGGTGGCGAAGTGCATCGGGCGCACTTGCTACGGGATGGGTTTAGGCAGGGTTAGCCCACCGATACCCATTGTCGATAAGGGTGTGAATCATGGCCTCTTTCCCGCCCACCAGATTCTTGGCATCATCAGCGGTAAACCGGGCATGGTGCCAAGTGCCTAGCACAGTCCAGCCATTCCCTGAACCCGTGGAAACCGTGCCCGCTATGTCACCAGAAAGCCAATGCAGGGCAATAAATCGGGGGTAGGGGATGGTTTGGTGGGGTAGGTTCAGGCTGGGGTCTACGGGGGCAACTTCAACGTAAAGGGGAATGGAAAAGATGATGAGGTCGCCATCCCCGCCTTGACAGACTTTTTGGAGCCGAGCCATGTCGGACTCAGAAAAGATGTAGGGCTGGTCAATGGGTTGAAGTGTCATTACTCAATACTCAGCCCGCCTACTTGCTGGGGATAGTCACGGCGTGGAATTTTGCCCAAGGTTGTGTCCACCCCTAGGATGACGGCATCAATATGGGCGGCGGTGATGTCGTTGGGGTCTAGGGTGATGGTGCGCCCATCGGGAAGTCCAAGGGTGATCATGGTACAGTAGCTCCTAATTGCTCTGGAGATTGAGTTTAATGGGGACTAGGTTCGGGTTCTCTGTCGCTGCGATGGAGATTAGCCCCTGGCGCTCAAGGTCGCGGCGGATGGTGCTTAGCTCATCCTGGGAAATGCCAGTATAGGCAACCCAGTCAAAATCAGGGACGGCAATCCAGTCATCCGGGTTTTGTGGTCGCAACTTCAGGGCACAACTGAGAAAAATCCCACCCGCTAGAGACCCGGATTGGCGGGTGAGGTCAGGCCAGTAACACACTGACCCGACTAGAAAAGGTTTGATCACATATTGACTCCATTGCTATGACTACATTAAGGATACATGAAATTTTTACCCAAACCATACAAGGGGAAGGCTTTATGGTTGGAACCCCATCCGATTTTGTTAGGCTCTGGGGATGCCCTTCCCTATGATTCCTCTGAACTTGAAGAAATAATCAAACTGGCGGATGTGGACTGGGATAGTTTCAGCGAAAATTTTACCCCGGACTCATTGGATCCATCTGCTATTGGGGGCGACCCTACTGATGACTTTATTCGGATCACGATCGCGGTTACCAGGGAAACCATGGATATGATGGATCAGGCTAAATCCCTTGTTTCTGATGAGATGGACTTGCATAAAGATAAGGCAGTTGCTTGGGGAGAAGTCATGGGCAAGGTTATGCAGGATTACCTTGCGGCAGGGTAAAAAATATTTTTGCTTTGGGTGTTGACAATTCCCCTAGGGTATGTAAATATAGTAATCAGCAAGGGGAAAGCCCCATACCCAACTAAAGCAATGAAACTCACTACCACCCAGCAAGTCAAGAAATCCAACCGGATCAAATCTATTGTTAAAACCATGGATGATACTCAAGCCCTGTGCGCCATTCATGATACCTGTGAGACCATGGGATTCTTGGAAGATTTCGTGGTTGAGATCCGATGGGGGATTATCCATCGACTGGGTGCCCTAGACCCAGACACCTGCAATCAATGGCTGGAGGGGGACATCGGATCCTCACCTACTGATTACTTTGTATAAATCATCAGCCCCCAGCAATGGGGGTTTTTATTGCTGTGCTAAAATAGATAAAGCGGCGCAATGCCTAGAGAACGCAAATCCCTAGGCTTGCAATACCACCGCAGTCAACCCGTATCGAAGGCTAACCAAATGAATATTACCAGAGTACCCAGTGGCAATGGCAATGTCTTAGTTGTGGATTCCCGACTCGTAGCCGAACGGCTAGGGATCCGCCATGACAACCTTGTGCAGACCATCGAGAAGTACAAAACCCAAGCAGAGCAAGCGTTTGGCTTATTCCTGTTTCAAACAGAGACGAGAAAACGGGCAGTAGGGGCAACCGTTATCCGCTACTACTTACTAACTGAAGACCAGGCCACGTTCATCATGAGCCTGAGCCGCAACACCCCAGAGGTGGTGCAGTGCAAACTTGAACTTGTCCAAGCCTTTTCTAAGGCTAAGGCTCTACTCCAAACTCCCACCTTCACCTATGCCTGGACTGAACGGCTCAAGCTATTCCGCCGCAAAACCAAGATTCCCACGGGATGGTTTTGCATCTTTGAGGAACTGAACAACTCCCTGGTGGGAGACTTGGAAGACCATGGCATTATCTTGCCGGGGAATGCAGTACCGGATATTTCCGTGGGAAAGTGCTTTTGCAAGCATCTGCGGGCTACGGGGCGTAATACCGATGACCCTGGACTCATTCGCAAGTATCGCCACTTCTACCCCGATGGGCGGGTAGTGGATGCCAATATCTATGTGGATAAGCTTTTGCCTGAGTACCGCCATTGGTTTAACGTGACCTACCGCCCCGATAAATTCGTGACCTACCTCAAGGGCAAAGACCCATCCCTTCTGCCCACCTACGCGGCCATCCTAGGACTGCCTGAGGGTTCCCTGTAGAGCGCGGCTAAAAAATATTTTCCCTGAAGTGTTGACAATTCCACGCGCTAGGCTTTATAGTAGTTGCATCAACCGAGCAAACACAGGAGCAAACACAATGGCTACCCAAAAATCCCTCGCCTACCACTTTCCCCTACAAGTGAGCAAAGCCTTTGACCTAGTGGCTACTAGCACCGAAGGGGAGCGGGTTGCGGAACTCGCATCAAAGTACGGCGATCGCTTGCAAAACATGACCCCAGAGCAAGCCCGGATCCATGCACAGGAAGCCCTTACCGCTGAAGATTGGATGGCTGTAGCCGCCATCTCCATGGCCATGGCTAATCTGTAACCCCACCGCCCCCGCCTCCGGGGGTTTCCCCATGTCCACCCTCACCCCAACCCAAGCTATGGCCACTTTCAAGGTTTATAAGTGCAGCGGTACCAAAACAGTCAATGGCAATCCCGTAAATATCATTTCCCAGCACATCATCGCCCCTTCCCCTGATGAAGCTTTGCGGATTTTTGCTTCCTACTACTTAGGGATAATTCAGTCCGACTGCCATGAGGTTCCCATACTCCAAGTCCCCGCAGGATGTTCTATCCTGTCTGCTAGTGGGCGGCATCACTTCGTCTCTTAGCCCTACCACTGCCTGCGGTAATTTCGTACTGGCTCTCCTGAGTCAAAAGCGCTGGTATAGGCGCGGGGAAGATAGCAAGCCAAAGCAATAGCATCGCCTAGGTCAGGACTGCGGCCTAGGCGTTTTTTTGTGGCTTCTTTTGGCTCCAGTTGGATGCCACGGTGTTCTAGTTTCCAGCGGTAACTGGTTAGCTCCGTTAGCACCGCCGGGTCAGGGGGTAGGGCGAGGGTGGCACCGTTTTCTGGGTCTAGGGCTTCCCGTAGCCGCCAAAAGATTTCAGCCCTGAGGTTGGCCATGGCTAGCAGCCCCGTGCGATCGTGGGCATGGCTAGTGGCGGCTACATTGATGGCGGTAACGGGTAGGTTTTGGCCGCGTAGCACGTCATAAACCGATGAACCTATCCCAATCACATCCACATTGATTCCCGTGCCCTCTTGCCAGTGTTTTAGGGCTAGTGTGGCCACGGATCCACCATCGGGGGTGCCTAAGCCAGGGTATTGCCAAAGGCTTACCTTATCCCCTTCTCTCAGGGCAATAGCAGTGCGGTCACCCCCGCCCCTCGCTGGGTCAATGCCAATAACGCGGGTACCATGGGTTTGATACTCTCCTTGGTTGTGGCGTTGCTGAGCGGCTTTAACCCAAGCACTGGGAATCAACTGGTATGGCTCGTCAAGAGATTCCACCGCCGCGTCAAAGCCATACAGAAGCAAGCTGCGCAAGGGTTCGGGGAGAGATTGCAGGGTGGCGCGATAGTTGGTGTTAGCTAGGTAGGGGTTTTGGGAGAGGGTGCCGGGGATGAAGGTACGGCTATGGGGCACGATAACCTCGCCCTTATGTTCAATGGGTTCCGGGGTCTGAAAGCATTCATCCTTGCCGTCAATAGTGGCAAACCATAGCAGTTGCCCTGGCTCCGTGGGGTGTAGGGGGTGGGCTTTATCCAGCCAGGGTGCCCAATAGTGGCGTACCCATTCCCCGGATGCTGTCGTGGGTGGGTTTCCCGTGGCAATGATTCGGCATCGTACCCCTGGATGAGCGCTACGGTTCCACCCAATCAGGAACCGGAATTGCCGCTCTGAGAAGCTGGTCAGTTCATCAAAGCCGTGGAAATCGAACGCCCTTCCCTGGAATTTATTAACGGATTCCTCATATTGCACAGCCCCAAACTCTAGGACACGGGAACCCAAAGTAATCGTTTTGGCTTGCCCATTCCACTGCCCTGCCATCCCTGCGATTTCCTTGCCCCGTTCAATCAGGGAGCGTAGCTGGGGATATTCCCGGCGGTAGATGATGCCATGGCTGGCTTGGGTCAGGGCATAGCCTAGCAGCAAGTCGGATTTACCCACCCCCGCAGCACCACCATAGAACAGTTGATCCGCTGGGGATGCCATGGCTAGCTGTTGGGCTACGTTTTGGGGGTGGGGTTGCCAGACGGGGGCGGATAGAGTGCGAGTGCCTTGGCGCTGGAGGTGAGAGGCGAAAACATTGAGGCGAAGGCGTGGGGTCAAGCCTTGATCACCCCTTTGCAGATTTCATCTACGGCTAAAGCACGTTCCCGCAGGGCTAAGCCTTGTTCCACAAGCTTGATATTGGCTTGCACCCAAGATGCAATTTCAGAAATCTTGGCTTTCTCCAGCTTGCTGTTGAGGTCGCCATCCCGACTCATGCGATGCACCTGGTCTAGGTTAGCGATGCCCATGGCCGCAAGATGGTTCCCGGCTTTAACGTAAAAGTCCTGTAGCTCCTGAATCTTGCGATCGTGTTCTGCCCACCATCTAGGGCCTATCTCTTCGGCTACGGGCTGAATCTGAACCTCAGGCAACCCCTCTTCTACCGCAGCACGATACAAATCCCATGCCGCTGTCCTTTCATCCCAGTGGAAATCAGCCCTCCACCGATGCAGGGTTCGTTCTGAGGGTGCAGGCTGGGGCATCTTGGCCACAAGGTCAGTGATCCGGCGTGGGGACTCCATGTCTCTCCAATACTGGAAAGCAACCCACGCCTGAACCTTCTCTCCAGCCATTTGCTTTTCAGGGGAAATCATGGACTAGCTCCAGTGTTCAGCCCTTTTAGACTAGCACACCCGCCAAAATGTCAGGCACGGATTGTCATTTTGTCAAAGATTACGGGATGTTACAGACATTTTGGCAAGTCAATGGGCAGTACAGGGCTAGGAACCCTTGTCACGGCACAGTGGGGAAACTTCTCATCCGGGGCAAGACGACGCAGTAGGCACCCGTCTCCCGATTCCTGCTCTATGACGACGTATTGATGGGGGCTGTTGGTGGGGATGACTACGGTGCCAACCTTTAGGGGCTGGTCTAGGCTGTATAGCATAACGACTCCTGAGGTATACCCATGGCTCCATTATCACCCCTAGTTCAAGCTCAACTCAAGCGCCTGGAAAAACTCATCCAAGCCAACCAGACCACCATCACCACCGCCCCCCTCGCCCAAGGCAGTTACCTCACGGTTAAGCGGGGATCCTCGGAGTATAAGGTGCCCGTGATCCCCCATGCCCCGATAGCTAGTACCAGAACCGGGCGGTTCATCTAGAAGCCTTGCGGGGTAAGGGTTTGAGGGCTTTTTGGGCTGATGCGGGTTTGTGTTAGCAGAAAAGCCCTTTTTAGTGGCGGTTGGGATTGGGATAACGCCTAGCTGTAGACTAAGTTACTGTTAGCAAATAGCGCAATCTTTAGGGCGAGTTTATATGTATAACAGACCTTCGGGGAAGCGTCAAGCGCCGGGGTGCGTTTTTTAGGTAAAAATACCCAAAACCCTTGCCCTGAGCGGGTTTTTCCAGATCTCGATTTTCCACATCTGGAAAACCGCCCCCCTATTAAGACTGATCTAATCAAGACTAATAAAAGAAAAAATAAAAGAGAAGAGGTAGAAGAGGGCGACTGCGGCTACTTTTTTCTTTTTTATTTTTTATGGGCAAGTAAAAAATATTTTTCCTGGAGAGGAGCCTAAGATTTTTCTCTGTTCAAAAAAATAAAACCTACGATCGTAAATTTAAAAAAAATGGTTCCGCCCCGCCCCAGCTTATAAGCCCAGCTTATATTCACCCATAAGCTCCACTTATCTAGCCATTTATGCCCCGATAAGCCCCCTAAAAAGCGCCCCACCATGTCAGACTACCTGAAGCCCGCTAGACCCGCCTTAAAATCGATTTTTAGGGGGTCTCGTGAAACATCCGCTTTAGGGGTGCCTCTGGGAAAATAATTTTGTGAGAACCTAGATTGCCTAGTTGACTTTATTTTTTAATCTGCTATACTGAAAGGGTACAAAGCAATGAAGCGAGGTTAAGACCCGTGAGTTTCTTTCAAAACACCGAAGCCATCTATTCCAGTAACGCTACCGGGGGATACTTGAACCCTGGGAAGCTCACGGATGGGCAGTCCATCAAGTTCCGAATCCTTGGCATCCCCGTTGAGGGCTGGGAATACTGGAATACCGATGGCAAGCCCGTCCGGTTAGCTAAAGCCCCGTCAGCCCTTCCTAGCGACATCCGGTATCGGGACGGGAAGCCCGAAAAGGTGAAGTTTTTCGCCGCTTTCCCTGTGTGGTCTTACCCCGATGGGGCAGTGCAAATCTGCCAGTTAACGCAGAAAAGCATCTTGCAGGGCATCGATGCCTATGCCTCTCACGAGGACTATGGCAACCCGATTGGTTATGACCTAACCCTCACCCGCAAGGGCAAGGGTTTGGAAACTGAGTATTCCATCATCGCCAGCCCCCCCAAGCCTTTCCCCCATGAGGGGGATGCGATCGACGCAT